AAAATCCCAAGCTCTTCAAAGCATCTTTAGCCATCTTGATGCCATCTTCAGCTGCCTTTGCATCCGGGCCTTGGCTAACACCACGAGGCAACACGCCTTCACAAATCAGTGTAGCAATAACAGGGCTAATGGCTGATCCCACAGCAATACCAACACCAGCAGGTGTGCCCCAGAGATAAGCATTGGTAATGGTTGTGTTGATGCAATTTGACAGTGCATTGAAAACCAGCGTTTTGTTTACCTGGCCCTTGACACCTGGAATGAGAAACAAACCTTCAGTTATGATGTAGCTGATGCTGCAACTCAATGCCATTGTTTGAGCCATCGTGGCTGCCTTGCCTGCTTGACTGGCAAAGTAAGCTACCCAAGTCATGCTTGCTGCTGTGGAATTTACGGTGCCTGGATCAGCAGGAGCAGGCTTTGGTGTAAAATACATTACTATGCCTGTAGTAAGCGCATAGTTCAGTCCAATTCGGCAAGCATTGGCGTCAACCCAAGCATATGCATCTTCCGCAGCCTTCACCACAGCCTCAGCGCCGTCTTTGTAAAAGTCCTGTGCTAAGGCACATCCATTCTTCCACTCAGTGGAGGCAACATCAATACCTTGTTTAGCTGCTTCTTCTGTGTTTTTGGCAATGGTGTTGGCTACACTAGCAGTTACCGCAGCAGTGTTATTGGCCAAGCTCACGCTGTAATTGTAGGCGTCAGAGGCTGCCTTGGATGCATCCTTGTACACATCAGTTGCTGTGTTTGCCACAGTGTCAGCAGCCTTTGTGGCCTCTTTTGTTACAGTGTCAACAGCTTTAGTGGTTTCTTTTTCCACTGTCTTGGTTGTGTCAGTTACTGTTTTTGAGACAGAGGAGGTGGCTTTCTTCACGTCCTTGGTGCTGGGCATTTTGATTTTCATTCTTGTTCCTTTTGTTACACAAGTTTGTTTGCCAAGTATAACAGAACCTTATTGCCGTGGGCTATTTTAGGCTTAACAAGGAAGGTATGAAATATATTTTTTCACACCCAGTTGACACATCAACTGGAGAATTTTGTCTGCATTTGGGCTTTTTTGAATACTCAAAAGATTCCGGATCACTCGTTCATCATCTTCTTGATTTGCCAACAGGCTTATGTGCTTTTTGATCCAGTCAAGGTCTTTCTTGACCATGAGAGGTTTGGGAAAAATTGTCAACGCTTTGAAGTAACGCATGATTTGATTGGGATCGTCTTGTATGTTGGTCCTGGTATCAGGCAACATACGTATGCGGCTGTGCTTCAAATCTTCATATCCACCTTGGTAGTCCCAAATATGGCCGTGCAAGTCCATGCTCATGGAGTTGATAGTTAAGTCTCGCATTTCACTGTCAGTTGCCCAATTTTTGGCTTGCTTGAGAAACGGACGCTTGTTCTTCATTTGGATTCTGTAACCCAAACTGGTGATTTCCACCTTGTTTTTGCTCCCGTTATCTCTGAATACAGCCTTGATTGTTCCATGTTTGATGCCTGTAGTCTCAGCTTCAATGCCATAGAGATCCAATAAAAACAAGGTTTCACTGGGATCAGCATCCACAACCAAGTCTATATCCCGTGGAGGTTTATGCAGCAACAAGTCGCGCACCGCGCCCCCAACAATACGGGTGGGCACATGATGATCGTGAAGTATCTCTAAAATTTTTCGCGTGTTTGGGTCAATAAATTGATTCATTACTGACACATCAACTTGGGCAACAGGCTTTGTGGGATACTTTTTCATCAAGTTATTTAAAGGCTGAGACGCCATTGCCCTTGTTTATAGTCTTGGTTTGGAAACACAACCCATTGTTCTCCTGTCCAAAAATACCATTTTTGACTGTATTGATTCTTCACCACAACTGGTGGGCTGTTGCTGCTGTCAAAAACCATACGCCACACTGCACCATCGTATTCAATAATGTCGTTGGCCACAACAGGGGCAACAACTTGCACTGTGTTTCCTGATTCTGCATTTACATCAATAGCCAACACAACTTTGTATTGGCTATCATTCAATTGTTGTAGGCTCAACACACTGGCGGTTTGGGTTATACTTGTGCCCAGGATAAGTTGAAGTTCTCGCTCTAGGTTCAAGCGAGCTTGATTCAATGGAGTTATAACAAGTTCAGTGGAGCTTTGCACAGACACCACAAGTGCGGAAACTGGAGTTAAAGCTTTGACATTGCCCCAAGCACCACTCTGGAAGGCGATTTCATTTGTCAAGAGATAGCGTTGGCCAAATTTTTCCTCACTCAACCCAGATCCTGGGAAAGATTTTTGTGGATCAATAACAGCAGTAATGGGGCTGCTTTGGTTAGTGGGCCAACTGTTGATTTCGCCTTTCCACACCAGCAGATTTTGGTTGGTGGGGTGAAGCTCAATATATCCCACTAGGTCGTTCTCGCGGTTGTCCAAATCATCACTAGTCAAGAGTCGGAGTTGGCTGGCACTGGATTGAAAACTGCTATAGGGCCTCACAGCACCATATTTGTCCAAGAGTCGCCACCAAGCCAAGGTGCCTCCTTTGTATGTAGTGGGGGTGAAGCCCAAATTTTCCACTGCGGAGCCCTGAACATTTTCCAAAACAACATTGCCTCCACTCATGTTCCAAAATTCCAGTTGTTGATTCAAGTTGAACACAACATTTAAATTGGGGTCCACTGTGCGCAGACGGATCAAGCTCACTAAGTCGTCAATGCTGGTGTTGGGAATAGTTATGGCTTGGCCATTGAATTTAAATGTTGTGCCAGGCACCAATAGGGGATTTTTCCTCCCAGTTACCCTAGTGGGCAACTGTTGAGGATCGATTATGTCACCAGTTGGACTCTGGAGGCTCACTTCCCAAGTGTTTTCGCCTGCAACAGCAAGACTGATGCATGCATCGCCAGGAGTGGTGAGCACACGGCTCAACAAAGATTGCTCTGTCCACTCCATGGTATTGGGATCATACTCGCCTTCCTGGATATTGGTGACAATCTGTTGAATGATTTTTTGTAACTTGACTTTGGCAGGCGGATTGATGAAGATAGGAACCTTATATTCCACTGTGCACACATCAATGGGATTTTCAGTGCCCACAGGTATGCTTCTGCTGCTCCAAGTGATGTTCGTGGGCTCCAAGGTTGTGATGGCAGTCCAATCCAAAGGATTGTTGGATGTTTGAATATCAATCATGCCATTGTAAAGCACTTGAGTTTGTTCCAAGAGCTCTTCTTTTTGTTGCAAATTACTGGTCCAAAAATCCACATTGAAGGTCAAATCAAATGGAACGCCCATGTAACGTTCAACAGTGCTTCTGTTACCCTGTGTGCTCAAATAACGTGAATTTTCACCGTCATATTCTCGCTCAATTACATTTTGAGTTGACACCAAGCTGGGAGCATGCCGCCGATTTGGGCTCAAAGCCATAGCAGTCATATACACTGAAATGAATGGGGCTGTGGGCAGTTTGTTTTCACTGTTGGCATTTGTTATGGTTTCTGCCAAGCGTGAGGCATCACCATAACGACAGGGCACACGTCTGAGCTTGGGCGACCCGTCATCATTCACTCCGATGCTGACAGAAAAATTACTGAACGCACGTATGACCTGAAGTCTATACTGACGTAGCTGTTGGTTATACCAATATTCCATTAGCTGAGAAACAAATCCCTTTCTGCGTTGCGTCGGCGAGTTAGGCCAGCCAGTTCTTTCCCACCGCTTTTGTTCCACTTGGGAAACTCATCAGCAGCACCAGCATAATCCTTGGCATTGAGTTTTTTCAAAAGTGTGCTGGAGCGCAAGTTTCCGGGCCCCAAGTTGTATGTGAAACTCACCAATGCATCAAACTGGTTTTGAGTAATGGGAACGGTAACAGCACTGTTGACTGCTTGTTCAAAGGTTTTCACGTCAGTTTTGAGAAACTCATTGGCTTGTGATTCGGTTATGGTGGCTGGGACCTTAACTGCCTGGCCATTTATCTTGGTTGTGCCATAGCCAATAGTGGGCACACCTGCGGGGCAGATATAAGCATCCAGCTTCAAGCCTTCAAAGCTTTTGATAAGAGATAAGCCTTTTTCACCTGTGGTTTTGCTCATGATAATTTCCTTATATAATATCTGGATCAAGTTTGGGTTTTATTGTAGTGCGCAAGTTTTGACGTTCGTCAACAGTGGTGCCATCGGGATAAGTGGTTTTATTGCTGTTGTTAATAAATGTTGTCAAAACACGATTGGCAGGCAGCCAGGGTGCACGATAGTTGGTTTCTAGTCTTTTCCATTTGATTCCTTCGCGTTTGTATAGCACTGGGGGCAAGTAGTCCATTCGGAGAAAGTAGTCACCCTCCTTGTAGACGCTGGGAAAACTGGTGCCTGACGGCACTGGCTTGCTTTGGTTTGGCGGAATGCCATCGGAGTTGTAAACACTGATGGGCTTGTCCAAATCCTCTTCCAATATGTAAAAATGTGTGCTTTGCCAGTTTCTGAAAGCCACGTTGGCTGTAGCCTCTTCCAACACTGCGTCGTTGATGCTTATTTCTTTGTCATAAGTGCTGTTTACTTGTCCAAGTGTTGGCATGCTCCCGTCGGGATTGGGCTCTGGAACGATACCGTCTCCTCTGTCTTCCAACTCTTTGTTCAAAATGTCTTGGAACTCCTGGCTATCAGTCAAAGGTTGACATTTCACGCGCCAGAGATGTGGCCACCAAGTGGGACTGAATCCCTCTGCTGGGCGAGTGCCTTCTTGCACAACATAAAACTTGTTGATGGGGCGACCATCCAGTGCTGTGTCATCTCGCATGTGCAGCACCTCTATAACATCACCGCTCATGATGCGTCGTCCCAGTTGGGTTACCATTTGGTTGATGTGGAATGTGATGAACACAGTGTCAGTGCTGAGAAAAAATCCAAACTGTTTGAGATCAAACTCAGTATCCGTAACCAAATAGTGTCCTTTTATACTGTAGACATCGCTGTCATACTTTCTGTCACGGATTTCCAAGTTTACCAAGTCTGAAATGTTCAGCAGGTTGGTTTCGTCCGTGTCAGGTGTCACTGTTTTGGGATCAGGATTGGTTGGGCCAAGATATTTGTGGAGATAAAATTCTGTTGAGCCCATATTGATGTATTGCGCGGCCATTCTATCAAAGAACTTATAGTCCTTGTTCTTTGCACCAACGCCATTCCAAAAAGTTAACGGTGGCATAGCTGTTCCTTCATTTGTACTATTTAGGATCAGACCAGGGTCTTATGCTAGAGACTTTGACTGTTACGCTTCTGTTAAAAGTGGCTAGTGCTCTTGCACGTTATTTGAAAATCAGGCAAAATTACAGTGCCAATATGGATATGAAAGGAATAATAATGTATCTAAAAACATTGCTGGCTGCTGCGGTGCTTGTAATAAGCTCTACTGCATCAGTTATGGCACAACCTATCAACGGGGCTGGGGCAACATTTCCCAATCCGTTGTATCAGAAATGGGGGGAAGAAGCCAAAAAAACTGGAATTCAACTCAACTATCAAAGTGTGGGAAGTGGGGCTGGTCAAAACCAAATAAGAAACCGCACAGTGGACTTTGGTGCAAGTGATGCTCCAATGAAACAAGAAGACCTTGAGAAAAACAACCTGCTCCAATTTCCTGCTGCGATGGGCAGTTTGGTAGCGGCTGTGCATGTTCCGGGACTGGAAAGGGATCAGCTGAGGCTAACTGGCCAAGTCTTGGCTGACATATATCTTGGCAAGATTGTAAAATGGAATGACCAACGAATTGTAGAGCTTAACCCCACGCTGCGCCTTCCCAATTTAGCGATAGCTGTTGTGTATCGGGCAGATGGCAGTGGCACAACCTATGTGTGGGCCAGCTATCTCTCAGCAGTAAGCGAGGAATGGCGCTCTAGAGTTGGTACCGGTACCAGTGTAAAGTGGCCCATTGGCACAGGTGCACGAGGGAATGAAGGTGTAAGTGCCAGTGTGCGTCAGCTTCGCGGCGCCATCGGCTATGTGGAGAATGCATATGCCCAACAAGCTGGATTGGTGACAACGCAAATTCGGAACAAGGACGGACATTGGGTGCGTCCCAACCACAAAGCTTTTGAGGCAACAGCAGCCGCAGCCAACTGGAATGTGCCCAATTTTGCTGTCAACCTCATAGATCAACCTGGAAAGGACACATGGCCCATCGTCAGTCCAACCTTCATCTTGCTCCCACGTGATCCCAAGAATCCTGCCACAAGCCTCACAACCATGCGGTTTTTTGACTGGGCTTTCTCACATGGGGACGAGATAGCTGAGCGGCTGGACTATGTACCAGTGCCAGCTGAGGTGAAAACTCGGATCCGACAAGTATGGGCAAGTGAGGTTAAAGCTCCTGATGGGACTCCTGTTTGGAAGTAAGCTGTGTCTAAGCGGTCTTGGGTTGCAATGCAACCCAAGACCCTCCAAAAAAAACTCAGAAAAATAAGAACAAGTGGTTGACACATGTGAAGGGTAGCTGTATGATGCAGGCATAGAGACAGGAGTAACCCAAATGGCTCGCCTGACACGCACTGACGCTAAGCTGCAAGAGATCTTGCACAGCAAGAGCACTCCAGATTTCAGCACCCTGGACTACACTGCACCAGACTTTAATGTGCGGTATGGTCTGGCACTGAACTGGGTACACCAGGCTGTTGAGCCCGATGACCTGGTGCGGGAAGCGCAAGCTTATCTCACGCAGGCTGGTCGTGCACATGATGCTGGCTTGGTCAAGAACGTGCCCTTTGGGGTGCAGCAGACCATGGGCAAGATTGCTTACTGCCTTAATCGCGGAGCTCAGCTTAGCCCCAGGAGCCACACCTACATCGACAACGGTTTGGTGCAGGCCAAGCGGGTGGACACAGAAGGCGGGATGGACCAGTTGGCTCAGACCTCTTCAGGGCGTCTCATTGAGGCTTATGTGGCCTGCTACGCTCGGATAGACAACCTCAAAACCTTGGTGCTGAAGGGCAAAATGGATTTGGGCGATATGCCCCAGGAAGTTGCGAAGATTGTATCCAAGTATGGGGTACCCAAGGTGCTGCCCCGCTTGCAGGCACACTACGCTGAGGCTCTTGCTGAGGCACAGAGCGACAAGCTGATCCGGCACTGGGAAAAGCCACTTAAGGCAATTGTGCGGGCTCTGAGCAGCGGTCTTGCTCCAAAGCAGCCTCGCAAGGAAAAGCTTCCAAACAAGGAAGTGCTTCTCAAGGGCAAGAAGCTGAAGGTCAAGGCCAAGAAGTCCAGCAGCAGCCTTACTTCCAAGCCCAACAAGCCCAGCAGTGGACTCAGCATTGCTTCTCAGGTGCGCGAGCTGATCCGGGAAAACAAGAGCAAGGTCAACGAGGCAGAGATGGTGGAGATTGTGATCAAGAAGCTGGGACTCAACAATGCACGCGGCAAGAGCGTTGTGAAAGCTTTTTGGGGAAAGGTGTAACCTCGTTGGAAAGGGAAAGTCCGCAAGAGTTTGCTGACAGGTGGACTAGGCGCTGGGCAGGATACTACCAAGGAGGTTTGCCCAGCAGCCTTGAGCTCAACCAACTGTGCTCTGAAGTTTCCAACGTCAACGGTCAAGGTCCTTGGACTAGAGTGGTGCTGGGGTGGATGTATGGGCAGAGCCAATGTGTGAGTGATACTGACCTTTTGGTGTGGTGTAGCCAACTGGGCAACATTCTTTTGCAACCTTACTTTCTCAAGTACCGGCCCGATCCCAACAGTAGGGAGCATCCAACTGAAAACAACTATGGAAATCTTGGCATCCAAGTGTGGTGCAGTTCCAAGGAAGATGCCTCCCTAGTGCACTTGGCTTGGCCTGAATTTGTGGTTAGTGAGCGTGTTTTTTCAGGTAGCCAAATGCAAGACAGCTTGCGCTGGATGGCTGGACCGTCAAGCAGATTGTATGGAGCTCATAAATGATGATAGCTGATATGATTTTGGCACTGTTGATGGTGGGCGGAGGCCTTTGGAGTGCCAAATGGAGCATTCAGGTAGCAATCGAGAACAGTAGCACACCAGAGGGCTGCATCCAACAACTGCTGCGGGAGTCTTATGTGTTCATAGCCGTAGTGCTCTTGCTCTGGGGAATGGGCTGGGTAGACATATTTGCATTCACAATGTTCATTGTGCGAAAGCTGCGCCTACTGCTCTATGATTATCCACACTTAATTCAAAATTATCACAATCTCAAAGAGGGAATTAATTGATGGCCAAAAAACCAGGGCGTATGTTTCTCTATGTGTGGAGTGAGTCCACCAATCCCCATGAGTGCAAGTTTGGAGAACGCTGGGTGCAGCCTAGCGAGACTCCAGAAGACTCTGTTCGTGCTCGAGTGCGAGACAGTCTTGGAGTCAGAAAAGACCTGCTCAACACAGGTATTGTCAGCATTGATCACATCTGGGACGTAACCAGCTACGCTACAAGGGTTGGCCGTTGTCAGCAACATGCTCGCATGGATGATTATGTGCGCGGTTTTGTGGGTCACCGAAAAGGCACTACTGGTGAGATTCACACCATCAGCAGCCTGGAATTGATTTTGAAGGTCAATCAACACTTGGCAAGTGTGAATCAGGAACTGCCCTCAGCTGGCCTCAGCACCATGCAATACAGGATGTGCCTCCAAACTCTTGAGGCCTATGAGCAGGGCAAGCAAGTGGTGCTGGCTGAGCTGTGTGCTCGTTTTGGCAAAACCATTTACAGTGGTGCAGTGGCCCGCGAGTTGGAGTCACCATTGGTGATTGTTGCCAGCTATGTGAAAACAGTTTTTGCCAGCTTTGCCAAAGACCTCACTAGCTTCCAGCAGTGGAGCCACTATCAACATGTGGACACTCAGAAGGACGGGTGGCAAGAACAAGTTACCCAAGCCCTCAAGAGCAAGAAGCCTGTTATTTGCTATCTCAGCATGTGCAGTGGTAGCCAGCGTGAGGCCAGGATCAAATGGCTGTGCCAAAAACGGGTTGAGAGGCTGTTGGTTGTTGATGAGGCAGACTACGGTAGCTATCGCCCCGGGCAGGCTGAGCTGTTGAAGAAGCATATTGGAAAGCGAGACCGAGTTTTGATCATGACAGGCACGAATGCTGATCGGGCCAGCAAGCTGTGGAAAATTGACACCATGCTAAGTGTTACTTACCCAGAGCTTTTGGTTCAAAAGCATGCTGTGCAACAAGGGACTACCGGCAATGCTTAAGCATTTTGTGGTTGACACCACTCGAGACACTCTTGTTCCTGATATGCGACTGTATCAGCTTGACTTGAGCGAGCCTGTGATGCAGAGCGTAGCTGCTGGTGAGTTTGATGATGAAGACATGAAGCTGTTGCCCAGCTGGAGCAAGTTTGCAGCACACCCACAAAAGGCCAAAGGCTTTTTTGTTCGTATGCTGGAAACAGTTTTCTTGGGCAAGCATGGTGTTGACAAAGCCAACACTGACCTTCAAACCCAGAATTGGTTTGGACGAGAAAAGCAAAAAACAGCCATGATGTTTGTGCCTGGCAGTACCAAAGTGCAGGATGGTCAGCTGGCTGCTATTGGTGTGATTGCCCAAAGTGCTCTTCCTGCTTGGCGTGTGATTGTTCTGGGTGGCAATATCCTTGTGGGTGGTCAAAAAGTACGTAATGCCAATGCAGAACAAAAAGTGCTGGAACAGATTGAACAAGCTGTGAAACTCAATCAAAGTGTGTTGATTATCAGCAGCTTGATGGCACAACGCAGCTTCAGTATTCCACAGATTACTGAGCTGTATCTGGCCTACGACAGTGGTGAGGTGGGCGCCACGATTCAAAAAATGAGTCGAGTGCTTACGCCTGGTCGTGATCCCAACAAAGTTGGCAAGATCATCAGTCTCAGTTTTGATCCCAACCGAGACGACAAATTTGACAGCATGCTCTTGGAAACTACATTCAACATCACAAAGCAGAACCCCAAGCGGAGTGCTGCTGAGGTGTTGAGCGAGGTTCTCAGCACTGTAGACATTTGGAAAGGCAGTGCACATTCCAGTGTGCAAGTCAACAAGGACGCATATCTTTCACAAGTGCTTGCCCGTAAAAGTGTCAGTCGTGTTATTGGCAGCACTGCTGATCTTTCGCAGCTGGACCGAGACTGTATCCGAGAGTTGGCTACTGGTGTGGTTGCATATCAGCGTGCCAATCCTGTGGCAGCCGTTCCCAAAGGCAAGACCAAAATCATGCCCAAAAAGGCCAAATCCACCAAAGACAAGGATACAGCCCTGAATGAAATGCGGAAAGCACGTGAACGGATCACAGCTATTGTGGAAAACATTGATGTGATCCGGGACGGCAGCGGTTGCTTGCTGCTTCAAGACGCTCTTGAAGCCATTGAGCATGATCCTGATACACAAGAAAGCATTGCAGAAGAGTTTGGTGTGCGCTGGGAAACAGTTCAGAGGCTGTTTGATCAAGGCATTATCAAGCGCCAATGGCTGGAACTGATTTACGATAAGGTATGAACGTATGCTTAGCCGTCTTAAATTTGAAATCCAACCACTTGTGAGCCAAATGCTGGATCAGCTTCCAGCCAAGGTATGGGAAAGTTCAGAAACCACTTTTCTTGACCCAGCAATGGGTGGTGGACAGTTTTTGGTTGAAATTCAACGCCGCCTACAAGCTGCTGGTCATACAGATGAAAACATTGCTGCAAGGGTGTATGGTTGTGAGAAGAACAAACTTTGTGTAAATTATGCAAAGAACAACAAAAAGTTGGTGAGCAGTAATCTTCACATCAGCAATTTTTTGGATTATGATTGGGGTGATATGAAATTTGATGTGATTGTTGGTAACCCGCCTTACCAAAGTACAGAATCTGCACAAAAAAAGCTGTGGCCACTTTTTATTGAAAACTCCTTTGATATTGTTGCACCAAATGGATACATTGCTATGGTAACACCTGCCAGTTGGTTGGGGCGTCCTGATGGCAAAAGCTATGACAACCTGACCAAGAACATTTTTGCGCAAAATCATCTGGCTTGGGTGTTGTCCGACACCAAACAGTATTTTGACATTGGAGAAACTGTGGCAGCATGGTTGCTGCATTGTAATGGAGCACCGTCAAGGCCCACAAGGTTGGTCAGCAACGGGGTTGAAACACAAGTTCAATATCAAGGGCAGCAAGTGGCTTTGACTCCAGAGCAAGCTCTTGCCTATGCGATCATGAGCAAAGTTGACAACTATCATGCCCCAAGGCTCAGAAGCATTACATACAATGATGTTCAAGGCAAAAGTCTCGAGCATTATTTGACAACCAAAGTGTTGTTTGAAAAAAATGGAAAAGGCCGGGTTCCAGTTTTTTGGACCGCAGCCAACAAAGACAAATATTTCACAGCCCAAGAAAATCAAAAACAAGGTTTGAAGATTATCTTGAATCTCAGCGGCTACTATTACTTGGAATCAGAGCCCCACAAATATATGTTGATTGATAGCAACAACAAGTATGCTATTGGCGCAGGAAGTCTAGGCCTTCCAATGCCTGACGAAAAAAGTGCAAAGAATTGTTGGAGTTTTTTGACAAGCAAGCTGTATCAATTTTATATCAACAATGAAAAAACCAGCGGGTTCAATACCGGGATTATCAAACTGCCTTTGTTGGATGTATCTAAGTCCTGGACTGATGACAAGCTGTGTAAGCTATTTGGTCTCTCCACAACTGAACAAGAGTTTGTCTACAACAATTATCAAAAAAAGACTGCATAGCAATTGTTGTCTTGCATGAATATAATCAGTACAGGAGAGAGTTCCATGAGCGATATTTTAAGCGGGGAATTTGATACAGCAGTTCTCTCAAAAGAAGAGAAAAAGAAACAATTTGGTGAAGTGTTCACTCCCCCAGAACTGGTAAATGAGATCTTGGATCAACTGCCAACAGAAATATGGCAAGATCCAACAAAAACATGGCTAGACAACAGTTGTGGTGAAGGCGCATTTTTGGTTGAAGTGAAAAAACGGCTTATGGAGGGGTTGGCAGCTTGGCAGCCAGATCCTGGGTTGCGGGAACGTCATATTTTGGAAAACCAAATCTATGGTGTTGAACTGCAACGAGACAATTGGGAAAAATGCAGACAAAAATTGGGTCTCTCTCCCACAGGCAATGATGGTAACATTGTGTGTGCAGATGGATTGCTCTACAACTACACTTTCTTGAAGGACAGTAATGGCGGTTACGTGATCTCTGATAACACGTTTGATTCACTTTTTCAATAAGACTTTGTTGACGTAATTGTGTCTTGTGTAATTATACCAATAACACTTTTTGTAGAGATAGTGATGCTGGGTCGCTTGAAATTTGAGATCAAACCTCTAGTAAATGAGATTTTGGATAATCTGCCTCACGAAATCTGGCAAAGTAGCACTACAACTTTTCTTGATCCTGCTATGGGCGGCGGACAGTTTTTGGTGGAAATCCAGCAACGACTTCGAGACCAAGGCCACAGTGATGAAAACATCAGCTCTAGGGTGTGGGGTTGTGAGAAGAACAAACTTCGTGTAAATTATGCAAAGAACAACAAAAAGTTGGTGTGTAATAATCTATACGTCTCTGACTTTTTGAGTCGTGATTGGGGTAATATGAAATTTGATGTAGTTGTAGGCAATCCGCCCTATCAGAACATTCATGGCGCCAAAAGATGGCCAATTTGGCATGAGTTTGTTGTTAACTCGTGTGAGCTCAGCAACCAGTATGTGATGTTGGTTACTCCCAACAGTTGGATAGGGGCAAGCAACAGTGAGGCCAAAGACCTGATTTGGAAAAACATCACAAAAGCCAGTCTCAGTGTAGACAAATACTTCAATGTTGGATCAACGTTCAGTTGGTTTTTCTTGGATCTCAACAACACATCAAGTGTTTTTGATGTCACAACCCCTTCTGGTATGTTCTCTGTAAGCAAATCAACCGAATGGTTGCCAGCCACAATCTCAGAAGCTTCCTTAAGCATCAACCAAAAAGTTTTTTCCAGGGCTGGCTTTGGATTCAAACGAGGAGAATGTCACACCAGCAACAAAGAAAAGTTCAGTGACAAAGGACATGAAGTTTTTCACACCCATGCACAAACGTTGTATATGAAAAGCAAGCCCTCCAACTTTGGCAGCTACAAGGTTGCATTCTCCTTGAGCGGAGATATCCGTCCCAGGATTGGAAAGGATTTTGGTGTAAGCCAAGCAGTTGCTTACTTGAAAATTCAAGAAACTCAAGCCAGTAATGCAGAGGCGGTTTTCAATAGCCAATTGTTTCGTTGGATTCTTCAAAACAACAAATGGAGCGGGTGGAACAGTTTGGATGTAATCAAAAGGCTGCCTTTTGTGGACTTGAGCAGCAGTTGGGATGACCAAAAACTATTTGACTACTTCCAACTTTCATCAGATGAAATTTCACACATAACAGCATAAAATCAGGAACACACTGGCATATTCTGTAATCATAAATATCCCCACAAGGGGATATTTTCATGAGCAGCACACTGGATTTGAAGCAAGGAATCATAGATGACGTTACCCGATTACTCGGGGGCTCAATGGTGGAAGTGGAATTGGACCCAGGAGATTTTCAACTGGCGCTTCAGATTGCTCTCGATCGTTATCGTCAACGCAGCTCCAATGCAGTGGAAGAAGCATATGCTTTCTTGGAAATGCAACCTGAAACAACAGAGTATTACCTCCCACAAGAAATTGTTGATGTAAGGCAAATCTTTCGCAGAGGCTTGGGCGGTAACACTGGTGGCACTTATATTGATCCCTTCAGTTTAGCTTATACCAATCTCTACCTCCTGCAAGCTGGAGCAGGAGGCGGCTATTCAGCAGGCTTGTTGACTTTTGAACTCTTTTATCAGTATCAGGAGCAAGCTGGCCGGATGTTTGGTCGCGATATCAACTATCATTTCAATACCGTAACCAAAAAGCTTACCATTATTCGCCGATTGCTCAGTGATGAAACTGTGCTGTTATGGGTCAACAAAATGAAGCCTGACGACATGATTATCTTGGATCCTTTCAGTAAGCCTTGGATCAGAAGTTATACTTTGGCAGTGGCCAAAGGCATGCTGGGAGAAGCTTACAGCAAGTTTGGCCAGATAATTGGCCCACAAGGTGGTTCTACGCTCAAAGGCGATGCTCTCAAGACTGAATCAGTTGCAGAGATCGAAAAACTAGACCTTGAACTCTTGCAATATGTGGATAACGGAACTCCATCCAGCTTTGTAATTTTGGGTTAAAAACTCAATTTATACTTGAAACTTGTTTATACTAGCCTTATGAAAAACATCATAGGGCTAGTGGGATTTCAAGGCAGTGGCAAAGATACTGTGGGACAAATCATTAAGGAACTATATCCAGGTTTCACAACCACAAGTTTTGCCAAACCCATCAAAAGTGCACTCAGCAGCATGTTTGGCTGGAACGCCAAGCTTTTGGAAGGCACAACACAAGAAAGTAGAGTTTGGCGAGAAACTCAAGACACTTTTTGGACAGAAAAGCTGGGCAAGCCCATTACTCCTCGTTTGATGATGCGAGAGTTTGGCACAGAATTGATTCGCAATCAACTCTCTCAAGACTTTTGGACCCATCGTTGTGAAAAATTCCTAAATGAATCAAAAAAGTCAGTTGTAATAACTGATGTGAGATTTTTGAATGAAATTCAAATGATCAAGAGTCTTGGTGGCACAATCGTTTGGGTCAAACGAGACCCATTGCCTGACTATTACAATCAAGCCCTTTGGTTCAATCAACAATCCAAACTTGTTCAATTTGTAGCTGGACCATTTTTGAGAAAGATCTATGGAGTTCATAGGAGTGAACGTGACTGGATAGGCACAAAGTTTGATCATACTATCGTAAATAATAGTTCAATTCAAGACTTGACTCGAAACGTAACTGCATTTATGGAGACGCTGAAGTGACAACCTTGCCCAAACCCGATGACATCGTATATGTCCCAGATACGGAAGATCAGACGTTAAATTGGAAATTTCATGGGGGGTGGGCACAAGTTGGCAGAGTGCTAGTTGGCTTAGTAGAAGACCAAGAGAAAGTTTGGGTATCAGTGCGTGAATTTGGTGCATTGACATTTGAATGGAAAGAACTAGCTGAAAAACAAGAAGTTCTCCAGGAACAATTCAACTATATTCACGCCGGACCACGCTGACTGAAACAGGGCTTTTTCAGCCCCTTTTCATAAATATCCTACAAGATATTTTTGATGAGGTACAAATGGCCAATCTAACAAGCCCTGGAGTTCAAGTACAAGTAATAGATGAGAGTTTTTATGCCAGTTCGGGCCCTGGCACAGTACCATTCATTATGATGGCTACTGCACAAGACAAGCCTCAACCAGGCAACACCACTAGCGTTGCTGCTGGAACAATCAAAGCCAATGCTGGAAAGCTTTACAGAATCACCAGCCAGAGAGAATTGCTTCAAACTTTTGGCAATCCCAAATTTTATACCCAAGCTGGCACGCCACAGCATGGTAACGAACTAAATGAGTATGGGTTGTATTCAGCTTACCAATACTTGGGCTTGGCCAACAGCGCCTATGTTATGCGGGCTGATGTGGACTTGGCTGATCTAGCGCCAACAGGAACAGAACCTGTTGGAGAGCCAGTAAATGGCGACTATTGGTTGGACTTGACTGAAACCTCCTGGGGCTTGTTTAGGAGCAATGGCAATGTCAACAGCGGTTTGGCATGGGGAGCATTGCGCCCCAAAGTAATTGACACTGCATCACAGCTTCAACGAATTGTTCAATGCTTCCGTGAAACACAGTGCACTAATCCCAATCTCTCTATCGTGACTCCTGGTGGTAATGGCACACTAACAATTGCAGGTGTGCAAATAACCATAGGGTTGACTGACACTTTGAACACCATAGTTCAGACAATCAACAGCAATACTACCTTGAGCAAGAAAGGCATCAAAGCTGAGATTTACAGCCGACTTGAAAAGCTTAAGGTTGTGGCACCTGCGGTGCCTACCGAAACCACGGTCTACAATCTCCGGTTGGTGGGCAGTGATATCAATGTGGAAATCAGTGTAGATTCAGCACCAATTTCCTTGCTTACTGATCTAGGTTTTGTCAACTCACAAATTGCACCTTTGGCCAACAACAAACCACAGCACAATTACATTGTGCCCTTGAATGAATTTGGCACAAATGGTGATTTGGCTGTGAATGCAGTAAGTGTTGTAAAAGGTCTCAGCAACACTGTTTTGGTGCCCTCAGTGCAAATTTTTGAAAAAGTCAGCCAAACAACAGCTCAAGGAACAGTAAGTCGCTGGTATCCAGTGGGTGGCACTGAAACTGACTATCCTGGGCACAGTTGGGCAGCAGCATCACCCACTGTTGTCAGCAGTGGTGAACCAGTTATAGGCCCATTTGTAACCGGAACAAGTACACTTTTTCATATTGTGGGTGCTACTACTACATCTTATACTATCAATGTGCCCAACACTACCTTAGAGGCGTTTGTTACCAATATCAATACTCAGTTGGCTGCAACACAAATTTTAGCCACAACATTCACTGTTGGAACAAACAAGTACCTGCGACTAACTGACTACAGCGGCAATACTATCCAATTACTAGATACAACTACCAGCAGTGGATTGGGTGGATTTGCCACTGCAAAGATGAACATTTCAAGCACATATTACAAAAGTGTAACAGGATCGGTTGTAAACCCCTCATTTGTGAGTAGTGCTGCTCCCCCAGCACCACTTACACAAATTATAACTATTACAGCTGGCTATGGCGTAGGAAGTGTTACTGCAAATATAAATGTTGCCAATCAAGCTCCTGCAATCACAACACTGGATGATGTAGTTGCGAAAATCAATGCAGATTCTATAGTGGGTTTAACAAACTTGGTAAAGGCTGAAAAAACAGCTGACAATAGACTTCGAATCTATAGTCCTACCGGCACTTTGTTTTCGCTGTCAAATGCTGTGGGATATGCAGGCACTGCACCCTTAGTATCTGCTGGCATTCCTACTGGAATAACTTATGGTAATAGCTTGGTTTATCAAGGCTACAGCGTGGGCACACCACAACCAGCTGAATTGAGCCAAATTGCAGCCGGTAACATTTGGGTCAACACTGTAAGCGGGAATCGCGGTGCCAACTATGTTGTCAAGAGATACAACAGCGGTACAAACATTTGGAACAAGCGTTTGGCTCCTTTGTATGCAAACGACGCCAGTGCCACTGCTGGATATGGTGCAAATCGCACAGTAGGCAGCATCTACGTCCGCTATAATGAAACTGGTCCAGAAGTACAAGACCAAACTGGTGTATTCTTGGTGAAAATTTGGGATGGCACCGCATGGACTACTATTCCTGATTATGTCATAAGTACAGCAGACTTTGGAGATAAATACACTCAAAGCAGCTCTACGCCCAGTGGCTTGCCTGAAGATGGCACACTGTGGTATAATGCCAATTTGAGAGTTGATTTGATGGTAAGCGATGGCAGCATTTGGAAAGGCTATCGCCAACTCTATACAGAAACTGATCCCAATGGCCCAATCCTTAGCGCAACTGCACCCACTACACAGTCTGGTGGCTTGCCATTGGTTGACAACGACATTTGGATTGACACAAGTGACCTAGAAAATTATCCCAAGATCTACAAAAGAGATGCGTTCAACAGCCAGTGGCTATTGGTAGACAACACTGACCAAAGCAGCAGCAATGGCATCTTGTTTGCTGACGCACGCTGGACTGCAAATGGCACCAGCACAGGCAGTCAAGCCATTGTGGACATGTTGTTGAGCGATACTGTAGATCCTGATGCTCCCAGTGCATTGCCTTATCCTTTTGGATTACTGCTGTTCAACACACGCTACAGCTTTGGTAATGTCAAAACCTACAAAGTAAATTACCTACCGGCATCTGTGAATAACCAACCTAACTACGACAGAAATCGTTGGGTAACCGCAAGTGGACTTATGAACACGGGTGCACCGTACATGTTGCGCAAGGCTCAAAGACAGCTGATTGTTACTGCTATGGCCAGTGCATTGGCAGCAAGTCAAGAACTGCGGAGTGAAAGCAATGTGTTCAACTTAATGGCTGTGCCTGCATATCCTGAGCTTTTGGACGAAATGGTTACTTTGAACACAGACAAAAAAGATGTTGCGTTCATTGTTGTTGATACCCCAGCTCGCTTGCAACCCGATGGCACAAGTATCCAAAACTGGGCCACAAATGCAGCCAATGCAGTAGGCAATGGTGAAGAGGCTTTGACTACTGCTACACGTTATGGTGGTGTCTATTATCCTTGGGGCTTGGCCACAAACATTGACGGCACACAAATATTTGTGCCGCCCAGCATGACCATCCTACGCACTATTGCATTTAACGACCAAGTGGCTTACCCTTGGTTTGCCCCTGCAGGATTCACACGCGGACTTGTTAGTGCAGTTAGCAGTGTGGGTTACTTGAATGCAGAGAATGAGTATGTTCCTGTTGCATTGAGTCAAGGACAACGTGACACCTTGTACCAAAACAAAATCAATCCCATTGCATTCATTCCTGGACGTGGCTTGGTTGTATATGGTCAGAAAACTCTCAGCCCCTTGAGCAGTGCACTGGATCGAGTGAATGTGGCACGTTTGATCAACTATTTGAATTATCAATTGGATATTTTGGCCAAACCCTTCTTGTTTGAGCCCAATGACAAACAAACACGTGACAGTGTGGCTCGCACTTTTGAAAGCTTCTTTGGTGACTTGGTAAGCTTGCGTGCAGTGTATGACTTCGCCGTTGTTTGTGATGAGTCAAATAACACACCTACACGTATTGATCGCAATGAGTTGTGGATTGATGTGGCTGTAAAACCCACTAAAGCAATTGAATTCATTTACATACCATTGCGAATTTTGAACACTGGCGATCCATTGCCATAATATTTGAATCTATAACAAGAAAAACCGGAGCTCACTGCTCCGGTTTTTCATTAAGCCATATCCATTTACTGCTACCGCAATCCCAAATCCTGTTCCAACCTTGAGCCTTGCGATTTTCCCATTCTGTCAAGGCTGGATCATCTTGTGAGTTCTTGCGCAAGCTAAATCTGTGCAGTCTTGTAATATTTGGTACCTTGAAATACCAATAATTTGGCGTACCTAAACTTATGCAAGTAAATCCCAATTGTTCATAAACTGTTCCTTGATTCCATCTTAAATCACAATAACTTATAATTTGTTTTGGATGGTAATTGGTTACAAAATATTTGAATAGTTTGCCTGCTCCACCCATAACTTGTGTTTTTGTGATACTGCACAACCTACTCAATTCCCAGACATCTGCCCCCGTGTTCCGAGAACCTTTGCTGATATTGGGTTGACTGAAAGTTGCCACTTGGACCAATTGTTCTCCATAATATAGTCCCAAGCAAATCTTGCTGGCCCCATTGCCTTGAATATGATTTTGCGTACAAAAGTCACGGGCTATTGTGGCATCAATGGGTTTCACCATGCATTTTCTTGCAGCAATTTTGTTCTGACATATACCTAGTATATGTTGTAGCCTGCTTTTTACTATGTCTTGTTTGGTTAACCATTCATCTTCAAAAACAGTAATCAAGGATATTCCTTGGGCAGCACATAATTCTTTTTTGTTTTTGTGATAATTTTTATCTTTCCCCTGTAGTTCACTATGCCAATATAGCCCACAATATTCCACTGCAAGGTTCCTGTGTGGAATCAGGATATCCAGTTCCAAGGGAAAGATAGTTGATCGGTTGCCACTTAAAACAGTTTCGTGTGGCAAAACGGATCGGATCCAGCTCAGCAGCTCAAGTTCAGCATTGGACTTAACGGGAATTGGTCTACAAACAGGGCAAATGTCTTTGCGCCATTTGGAAATGGTGAAATATTGTTTTGTAATAGAGAATTGATTGTTACATGCAATACATTTAACAAATACATTTTGACCTTCCACACTCTCATACAATAAATTTGCATCAGAAATTGCTTGTAACATTTTATCATTGCTCAACATTGATTTTTTCAATGCAGACAAGCGACTGCTTGCACTGATTTTGTTTTTGGTTGTTTGCGAGTGTTTTTTGCCACGCATATGACTCCCAAAATCATAACCTTGCTCTTGCAAGGTTTGTTTGGCTTTTGCTGCTCGTTGTTTCATCAATTCTGGATTCTGCTGTGCGTAATCTTGCACTCCTTGGCTGATCTGATTCCTAGTAGAGGGGCTCAATATGGCCCCTTTTCTGGGATGTGTATCATTCTGCTGCCATTTGATAGTTCGTGCTGCAACAGCTTTGCGTATGTTTTCAAGATGATTAGGATCAGTTACTTTCTGGCCTTTGTTTGCCGGAATTTTACCTTCCCTCTTTTCACTCATTTTTTGTAAGCTGGCTTGCGCATGTTTCTTACCAAACATGCCGTTTTTTTCGCCGCTGCGCTCTAAACTAAGTTGTTTTTTGTAGTCCGCACAAGCTAAGCTGTCACGCCCAAATTTTTGTCGGTATTGTTCACTACTTATTTGATGAGAGAATTTCAAATGAGTGCTGCTGATAATCTTGTCAAATATTTTTTCACACAACTTACACGTTATGGTCATAGCTATTCCCCTCTTGTTAGTATATAGTTATTTAAGGCTTTATAACAATATCTATCCATAATATTGGATCTAGACAGACAGCAGTCAGAGCATAAGCTTAAATAAGAGAAAACATTTGTGGGTAATATGACACGCTCAATTCTTGAATCTGAAGACAATGATTCAGACACTCAAACCAGCCTTGATTACGAAAGGCAGCGAGTAACAGGTGAACTCACCAAACTCAGCGTAGCCTTGTTTGAGCACTATTCAGCCACAATGGGCAAGAATGAATCACTGGGTATGCTGATCGAAAGCTTGAGTGAAACCTTGGGCAACATGATCTCCCTTGTTGCTGATGATCATCAACAAGAGGTTATTGACAGTGCACATTTAGTTATCTTGCAAGGACTCAGCAGTCAACAAGAAAGCATAGCCCAAATTGCTTATGGGATCGTGGGTCACGCTTAGCCACTGCCCCTGAATTTTCCACCCTCTCTCCATAAATAAGTTTGCAATAAACAAGTTTCTGGAGTAGAGCATGGTAGAGACTCTTTCAAAATTCGGCGTTCCCATCAACGGTGCAAGAAATGGCTTGCTCATGCCGAAGATCAAACATCGCTTCCGTGTGCGTGTTATCAATTTTGGTCCCATTGCTGGCGGTTTGGAGCTCACACAACAGGTAGTGAGTGCTGCTCGGCCCAATGTAAGCATGAACAGCGTTGAGGTACACAGCTACAATTCCATTATGCATTACGCTGGCAAGGCCACTTGGCAACAAATGCAGATTACTGTGCGTGATGATATCACCAACAGTGTCAGCAAGCTTGTGGGTCATCAGCTTCAAAAGCAAATGAACTTTTTTGAACAAACCAGTGTTGCTGCTGGTATCAATTACAAGTTCACAACTATTCTTGAAATACTTGATGGTGGTAATGAAACAGTGTTTGAAACTTGGACACTGGAAGGCTGTTTCCTTGAAACAGTGGATTATCAGACTTTGGAATACAACAGCAGCGACCCTGTGGACATTCAGCTTACAGTGAGATTTGACAATGCCACACTTGCTGACGGATTGTTTGAATTGAATCCACAATTTAGAGCTGGTGTCAGCATAGGATAATTCAGTGCCGTTATCAGCTAGCGAAGCACAACAGCAAACTTCTGATGAGCTTGGTGCGTCAGCTGGGAGCAGAACCTACTATCGCGGCCTTCCTTTGATATTGCGCAATAGCAGATATGCAACCAAGCACACAAAAACCAATCGTGTTATTAGTGCAATGCCACGTCAGAAGTTTTTGTTTTATGCCAGTTTCAATGCAGGTCCTGCCATCAGCCGGTTGCGAGAATTCAGCAGTTGGCAATCAGGATTTGCCTTTCAAATCAAAACAATAGACAGGCCCAAATTCAGTCCCGAAGCCAAAATTTTGAAACAATACAACAGAAAGCGTGTGATATACACTGGTATTGATTACGCAGACTTGAGTATTACTTTTCATGACACTGTGGATGATAGGGTTTTGAGAGTTTGGCGAGACTACTACAACTGGTATTTTGGGGATGGTAGACTACGTCCCAATAGCACAAGTGGGAACGCCACAGCGTGGCGCAGCAGTGTTATTGAGCGAGAATTCAGCATTGGGAGTGGTTGGGGATTCAGTCCACAGCCAGGACCAGACAACAACTTTTTTGAAAGTCTTGACATCTACACATTTTATGGTGGCAAATACACCAAAATGCGAGTCTACAATCCCAAGATATCAAGTTTGGAATTTGACAGCATGGAAACTGAAAGCAGTGGACTCAACAGCATCAACATGACTGTCAAACATGAGGGTGTGGCTTTTGAGGAAGTTGCTTACAAGCTGAGTCCTGAACTCATTAGCAAGTTCAATTTAAATGGTGGCGACTATTATGAACCACCTGATTTGTTTGGCGGCGTCAACACATTCTTGTTGGAACTGGATGACAGCATTCAAAATGCTGTTGATGGACTCTTGAACAATGTTGCCAGCAATGTGCCCTTTGTGGGACAAGTGTTAAGCAGTTTAGGAAGCAGAGTGATAAGCGCCAGTGGTGTAACAGGCATAGGTGGGCGCATTGCACAACGGATTGGTTCCAGTTCCTTGAATAGATGGGGGCGTTTCGTGTAATGGTACAAGATCTTATAACACGGAATTTGATTGATCAAAGCAATAACTTTGGTCAAGAAAGCATAGTTGTCAATGCACAAGGCACGAGACAATTCCAAGATCCAACTACTGGGCAATTGCAGTCACGGCCCATAAATGCCAGTGCATATGACTTACAAAACAGCCCTTTAGACAACAGCTTTCAAGTCAATCCAGAAAGCTATGCAATTGCCAAAAGCATGTTTTCAGGACAAACTGTCCCTGAAAATCTCAGCAACACATATGGGGCTGTTGCTGCTGTAACCGCCAAAAGCTTGAGCACAAGCCCATTAAGTTTGTTCAAGAATGGGGTGATGAGTCCAGAGCTGTTGGAAAACATGAATTTTTTCCGCACACAAGGAAGTCAAATAGGCTATAACAGTGGTAGTCCTGACCCCCCTTATTTGAATAATTTGATGTTGAACGCAAAGATTCTGGCCCAAACAACATAAGTTTCTAAATAGATGCATGGCACTCAAATACAGTCAAGGCATCTTCACGCCCAAAAATCCCACCAAAGTAGTGGGCAATCCATTGCCGACATTCAGAAGTTCTTGGGAATTAGCGTGCATGAATTTTTTCGACAGTCATCCCAGCGTCATCCAATGGGCAAGTGAATTTATAAAAATACCCTATACAAATCCTTTGACTGGGAAACCCAGCTTGTATGTTCCAGATTTTTTAGTTGTGTATCAAGACAAAGCAGGCAACAACATTGGTGAATTGATTGAAATCAAACCCAAAAAAGAAACTTTGATGGAAAATGCCAAGAGCAAAAGAGATCGGGCATTTGTAATTGTGAATACAGCAAAGTGGGCTGCTGCTCTTGCATGGGCAAACAAGCAAGGCTTGAGATTTAGAGTTGTAAATGAAGACAGTATATTCAAACAAAAAGGTAAATGATGGGACGTTTTGAAAAGTTGGAACAAACTTTTGGCTTACCAAGATTGGAAGACAGTGTTCCTTCTCAAGACTTGGTTGAAACCAGTTTGGAAAAAGCTCAAGAATTGGCACAAACGTTCCGGGATCAAGATCCGGCTGAAGTGCATGATGATGAAATGAACGAAATTGCCAGCTTAGCTATTGAGTGGGGCAAAAACCTCAATGATCTTGGCATGACAGTGGAAATGCGCCATGCAGGGGAAATTTTTACTGCAAGTGCAACCATGTTAAAGGTGGCCTTGGATGCACGCAACAGCAAGATGGATCGCCTATTCAAGCAATTGAAACTGGACTTGGATCGACTGAAAGTGGAAAAAGCATTTCCTGACAAATCAGAGCCAGTTGACACAGGTAATATCAAAGTTCTGGACCGTAATGCATTGCTTGAACAATTGCGTGAGTTCAGCAAGGAAGCTAAATAAGAGAAGATTTGAAAGTGGTGCTATGAAAAGTTTCAAAACATATTTGGAAGAAGCCCAAAAACAATACAACTTCCGTATCAAAATGGTGGTACCACCAACTGATGAGCATATGGATGATATTGAGCGGTTGCTGCGTAGATATAACCTTATTAGCATAGGGACTCCAGTAAAGATTGCTCCCAAAAGTGATGCAATGGAATTTCGTGATATCGAAAATGCTGACGTTTGGTATATTGATGTAGTGATTGGCATTCCCTTCAGTGCATATATTCTGCAACAGGAATTACGTGCTGCTTTGAATATTCCTGAAAAGTTTTTGGTCGTTCGCACAGACAACGAACCCATTGAAGTTGAAAGTCAAAAGATGCAAATCTTAAGCCTATTGGACAAAATGGCTGATGAAAAAGGTTTAACACAAAAAGCCAGCTTGCTGAGCACAGATAATGAATATCTAGATGCTGAACAACCAATTGTCAAGGACGCATTTGGGGACAAATACAACAAAAAATTTCTCAGTTATTTGGCAGACGTTGCAGCTTCTCGGAAACCCCAAGAGTTTGAAACCCTCAGCAGTCACATTTCAGTTAAGGAATTTAAAGCTGCTCGGCAAGAACCCACTCAAGACTTGGCAGATTTTAACGACGGGCATGATACACCAAAGCCTGTGACAAAATCCAAAAAATCCAACAAAATGCCAGTTGACAGCAAATTTTTGACTAGCAATGGCAATTTTGATGACGACAGCAAGACCTACTTCACAGCACGCAAAAATCGCAGTGGGAAAACAGTAACCATGAGCATGCAAGCTGACGAAATCAGGCATCCCGGAAAAGGCAAGTAATTATGGAATCAAATCGATATAATTTAACTATTTCAACCAAAGACATTCCCAGCAAGAGTGCAAGTGTTAGCACTGACGATGCAGGCGATGTGATGAGGTTGATGCAGCTGGCCGGGCAAGGTAGTGACAAAAGATATAATGCATCAATAACAACAGGTGGCATCAACACAGCAGATGTTGCTAGTATGTCGTTGACCAGTTGCGATCCAGATGATGTAATGCGGTTGCTACAGTTGGCTGGCGTGCCTTACAGCAGTTCCCCCAAGGCTTGCGGTTGTCCTCAAGATTGTGACTGTGAAGGTCCCACATGCGACGCTCCTGGTGTCGAGATGTATGAGGGCATAGACAAAGACTATCCTGATACAGCAGAAGGAGCCATCCAAGCTCTAGGCGACATGAGCACTCACAATGTTCAAGGCGCAACAGCTACTCCAGATCCTCAAGTAGATAGAGTGTGGCTGGTCAAGCATTCCGGAGGCCAAAGCATCGTTTACCTCAAGAAGCCAGGTGATACCTACACTCATCACCAGCCCATGAACGACTTTGAAGACATCTACGAAGGTTTTGATGCTGTGGGCATGCAAGTGGAAGAAGAGGCTGAGTTTGACTGGGGTTCTAGAGACTGGAAGGATGACCAACACGTTGTAAGAATGAAGCAGGCCACCAAGCAAGGCACTGCGCAAAAGCCAGACATTGTTGTTATGGAACAACAGGCTGAGTATGATTATGGCCACAAAGACCCTACTGACGAAACTGAAGAATTTGACATAAAAGACTATAACTTCAAAGGACGCGGCGATCTGCCCGAACGTTTGACAAATGCCCGATTTGGCAGCAATGCCTTGAAATCAGAAATGCGTGAAAGTATTCATGCCCGCTTAGTAGCAGCCTACAACGACTTCATAAATGAAAGTGAACAGCGTGTAAATGCTGATGGGCGGTCAAGCCCTCTAACAGCTACAAAACGTGATGAGTTTTTGAAAGATCCCTACACTGAAGAACCCGACACTGATGGAAGTGAAAGTCCTTTGACCGATATCAAAAGGCAACATATAAAGCGATAATTGCATGCTCATACGTCGCACAACAATAGTCACATTGGACATTTTTTATTATCGACCTGATTACCAAAACCTTATTCAGGAATTTGTGTGGTCCTTGGATGACTACGTTCCAGAACTCCAAAGAACACACAAATTTTTGAAGTTCTGGCAACAAAATATAGATGCTGTTATAAAAGAAATACTCTTGGGAGTAAGCGGTGCAACTCCCCGGAAGCTGGAAGCTGTGGACCATTTGTTTCGTTTGAATTAACAATGCTACAAAACAATAGTGATCCTGTTCTTATAAAAAAGCCGCACCAGCAGTTGCGGCTAAATGCATATCAAGAGGCTGAGTTCCTCAAGTGTGCCATCAATCCATTGTATTTTATAGACAATTACATCTACATCAGGCATGGTACGAAAGGGCGTGTGCCATTTAAATTGTTTGACTATCAAAAAGATCTTGTGCTGACCTACTGGAAAAACCGGCAAGTCATAGCCATGTGTTCTCGCCAGCTGGGAAAAACGGAAACTGCTGCAAGTTTTATGTTATGGTTCGCAACGTTTCAAAAAGATGTGAATATTTTGATAGCTGCCAATAATTTCCGTGCAGCTACTGAAATTATGGATCGTATCAAATTCAGTTACGAAGAATTACCAGACTGGATCAAGGCAGGGGTTGTTACCTACAATGTGCAAAAGATTGTTTTTGACAATGGCAGCAAGATTGAAAGTGCTACAACCACACCCTCTACAGGACGTGGTAAATCCATAAGCTTGTTATATTTGGACGAGATGGCATTCGTGAAGCCAAGGATTGCTGAAGAGTTTTGGAGTGCTATCAGCCCAACACTTGCTACAGGTGGTAAATGCATCATTACATCTACCCCCAACAGTGATGAAGACACCTTTGCGCAAATTTGGTATGCAAGCAATCGCACACTTGACGAATTTGGCAATGAGCTACCTGATGGTTTGGGAGTAAATGGATTCAAGGCCTTTGTTGCCAAATGGAATCAACATCCAGATAGAGATGAAGAATGGGCCAAAAAAGAACGTGCCAAAATTGGCTACGAGAAGTTTGAGCGTGAATATGAACTGAGATTTTTAACCGCAGACAGCACATTGATAGACAGCCAAACGTTGGCAGGATTGGTTGCTACAGAGCCTTTGTTCAAAACCAGTCACATACGTTGGTGGGAAAAGCCACAGGCCAACAACATTTATCTTGTGAGCCTTGATCCCAGTGCAGGTGTGGGGTTGGACTCAGCGGCTATACAAGTGTGGCGACTGCCTGACATGGTGCAAGTGGCAGAATGGATGCACAATAGGAGTGATATAGCAGCACAGTTGAAAATGGTTGTGCAAATAACCAGCTTCATCGAGAGAGAAATGAGAAGCCATCCGGCTCAAATCAGCGAGCCTGAAATATTTTGGACGTTTGAAAACAACAGCTACGGGCAAGCTGTAATTGAACTATTGAATGAAGCTGGATGGGACGTTGTACCGGCGCAATTGTTGAGCGAGCCCAATCAAACAGGAAGCCGTTTCAGAAAAGGTTTGAACACCAACGGCCGAACTAAAAATCAAGCTGTTACCAAACTCAAAAGCTTAGTTGAGGGCAATCGCTTGCAAATCAAAAGCAAGCCCTTGATCTCTGAACTCAAAAATTATGTGACCAAAGGAGGCAGCTTCGCTGCCAAGAGTGGGGAACATGACGATTTAGTGAGCGCATTGTTGATGATTGTGCGAATGAGCCAGCTTATCGCAAGGTGGGATGACAACACTGCATCACAAATACGCAATAACGACTTAGTTGAAGTAGATGACTTGGTTGAGCCCTTACCAATTGCTGTGAGCATCTGGTAACAATCCTAAATATTGCACTAGTTAAGGAACTGATTATGGCAACACCTCATGAAGAGATGGCGCAATTGATTTTTGATGTGCTCAGCAGTAAAGGACATCAAATTCTCATGTATGATGAAAAAGGCAATCAAGTTTTTGACCCTCAGAAAAGCAATCGTCTATGGAGCAAAAACGAAAAGCTGATGGTACATTTGGGTTACACCAAAGGGAAACCACCCAAGCCTTTGGTTACCTTTTATACGAGCGATGTTACAGATTCCAAAAGATTCAACGCCATCAAATTCACCTTGAAAAAGCATAATCCTTGGGATTTCAGTTTTGACACGGAGCACTTTGCTAGAGCACTTGAGCCACGCCATTTCAAGCACATGAACGTTTCAGAAAATCACACATGGAGCGGCAGCACTCGAACCAGTTATTTTCCCATCAACGGGGTTATGGTTGTGATCAAGCACACCAAACCTTGGCAAAAAGATGCATTGGATCAAGCACAACGCTGGCGCCGAATTAAACAAGTGATGCTCTTTACCCCTTCTGGGGAAAGATTCAAATTCCCGTTGAACCATGTGCTGGGGGCCAAAGCAATGGCACAACACTTGGCACATCAAAACACCATGCACGACGCAGATGGTAAGTTGATTCAAGATTTAACCAAAAGCCTACAAAACATGAGTAGCCTTCAACGTAGAGCTAGGCGCCTGGGTGCAATGGATCTGTTGGATCACATCCAAGGCACTAGAGCACAAATAAAAAAGCTGTTGAGTCAAATAAGTGAAAGTCGATCTTATCATACAGCTCTAGCAAGTTCACGTAAATTGCTGTTGGACTGGAAGCAACCCACACATTCATTGCCTTTGACCTTTCGTGAAGCCAAAGACATGATGGGATGGCTGGAAAATTTTGATCCACAAATAGTTGAAGATGACTCCAAAACAGAACAAGTGAAAGCTGCTTGGCTCGCCTCTGATGGCAACAAGTATGAAACATTGGATTTTTTGAAGAGAAATGTTCCAGGTTGGGAAAGCCGTTTTGAGGCTGATCCAGCCACAGTTACAGCAGAACTAGATGAAATAATTGACCAGTTGAAAAAATCAGAAAAATAAATTGTAAGAAGCATCGATACTAAATAAGCTTGTTAGTGGCAACAAACATGTTTTGTTGTCTCTATCTTGAAAAACATATAGGCACATTTATAGGCACATAGAAAGGACAAATACAATGGCACTATCATTAGCTCAAATTCGTGAAAAACTACTTGAACAACAAAATTCAAAAGACCGTGCTCGTACAGGAGGCGGTGGTGGGGACAAAGCAAATTACCCCTTTTGGAGCAATCCAGACGGCAGCACTGCAACACTGAGATTCCTCCCTGATGGCGACACCAGCAATGACTTCTTTTGGGTGGAGCGGCTGATTATTCGACTTCCATTTCCCAGCATCAAAGGACAAGCTTCCACTGGTCGTCCAGTTGAAGTGCAAGTTCCATGTGTGGACATGTGGAAACCAGGCAGTTGCCCAATCAACGCGGAGATCCGTCCTTGGTGGAAGGGTGGCAAGGAAATGGAGGATATGGCACGCAAGTATTGGCGTAAAAAGAGCTTTCTGTTCCAGGGCTTTGTGACTCAGAATCCCAACCCAGAGGATCAGGCAAACCTTCCAGAAAATCCAATTCGACGCTTTGTGATCAACCCCTCGGTGTTTGATCGGATCAAAACTGTATTCCTTGATCAGGAAGTGGAAAACAATCCCATCGACTATGACAACGGATTGGATTTCCGCCTCGTAAAGGGCAGCAAGGGCGGATATGCTGACTATGGCACAAGCTCTTGGGCACGTCGTGAGCGTGCACTGAGTGATGAGGAACGTGCAGCTATTGACAACTATGGTTTGTTCACCCTCAGCAACTATCTGCCCAAGCGCCCAGATGATGCACACATGCAGGCTATTATGGACATGTTCCATGACTCAGTTGATGAGAAGCCATATGACCCTGACAAGTACGCACAGTTTTACAAGCCATTTGGCCTACAAACTGATGGCGATTCTGGATCCTCTATGGCAAAGGATGTTGCTGGTGCAGAACAACGGTTTTCAAAGCCTGCAACTGTATCACGCAATATTGCAGTGTCAACACCAGCAGCATCCTCAGATGTTGATGATGTACCGTTTGATGGGGCAAAAGCTGTGTCTCCAGCACCCAGCACAGAAAGTGGAGAAGCCAAGAAGATGACAAGTCCAGAAGACATTCTGGCTGCACTTCGTCGCCGGCAACAAGCCAAGGCGTAAACCGGCCCACAAAGGTGGGAAAATTTTTCCCACCTTTTATCTCCCCTCTTTTAACAAGGAAAAAATATGAAACCGATGGACTTATCCAAATTCCGGAAGGATATTGCTAAGAGCATTCCTGGCTTGTCAGTGGGCTTCCGTGATCCCAAAGTGTGGATCTCAACTGGTAACTATGCACTCAACTACGCTATCTCTGGTAAGTTCCAAGATGGTGGGATTCCTTTAGGCAAAGTAACCATGCTGGCTGGCCAAAGTGGCAGCGGCAAATCCTTCTTGGCTTCTGGCAACTTAACTGCAAACGCACAAAAGAAGGATGTGTTTGTGGTATTGGTTGACACTGAAAATGCTTTGGATGAAGCTTGGCTGAAAGCTCTTGATGTAGACACATCAGAAGACAAGCTTTTGAAGGCCAACTTGGCAATGATTGATGACGTTGCCAAGCTGATTTCAGATTTCATGAAAGACTACAAAGCTCGTTACGGCAGTGTTGCTGAAGAAGAACGTCCTCGAGTACTTTTTGTGATCGACAGTTTGGGTATGTTGCTTACTCCAACTGACGTAAATCAATTTGAGGCTGGTGAGCTCAAAGGTGATATGGGCAGGAAGCCTCGAGCACTAGCTGCTCTAGTGAGAAATTGTGTAAACATGTTTGGTGAGTATGACATTGGCATGATTTGCACAAACCACAGTTATGCAAGTCAAGACATGTTCAATCCAGATGATGTAATCAGTGGTGGACAAGGCCCAATCTATGCCAGCAGCATTGTTCTTGCTATGCGCAAGCTCAAGCTCAAGGAAGATGAGATGGGCAACAAAACCACTGACGTCAAAGGTATCCGTGCTCAGTGCAAAGTCATGAAAACCCGCTACAATCAACCATTTACTTCGGTCGAGGTTAAAATCCCCTACGATCGTGGCATGGACCCCTATAGCGGTCTATTTGACCTCTTCCAACAAAAAGGGTTAGTGATTAAAGACGGCAATAAGTGGTGCTATACCGCTTTAGACGGCAGCCAAATCAAGAAGTTTGAAAAGGCTTGGGACAGAAACGAGGATGGCTGTTTGGATAAAATTATTGAAGAATTCCATTTACGTCCTAAGGGTTCCATGAACCCCTCTGCTGACCATTTAGAGGAATAAGTTACATAAGCCTCAAGACTAGATACTAAATATCTATTGAAGATCTAGTCTTGAGGTTATGTATGCAATCAAATAATACAATCCCATTTGTCTATAAATGGACAGAAATCTCAACTGGTATGTGGTATATTGGTGCTCGATTTGCGACCGGATGCCATCCAGATGATGGATATATCTGTTCAAGTAAAATTGTTAAACCTAAAATATTAAGCAACCCTTCTGATTGGGTTAGGGAGATATTAGCAGTTTGTGAAAGTCCAGCGATGGCTCAAACCCGCGAATCAGAAATACTGCTTGAGGTAAATGCTGCTAAAGATCCACAAAGCTACAACCAAACAAACGGTGATGGTAAATTTCATCGTTGTGGTCCGCACCGGTCAGAGTCTATTAGCAAAATGAAAATGCTCAAAGCCGGTGAAAGAAATCCTATGTATGGCAGACCCGGCCCTATGAAAGGAAAGAAACACAAAGAAGAATCGAAAAAAAGGATTGGCACAGCACAAAAAGGCCGAATCACTACTAGTGAACATGCACAGAAAATCAGCCAATCTCTTACAGGCCTATCATGGATCAACAATGGAATTGAAAGTAAGCGCATTGATATACCTACCTCCAGTATACCTGAGGGGTGGAGGCTAGGTATGTTACCAGAGCATGCCGAAAAATTAGCTGAGTCTCGCAAGGGCGAAAACCATTGGAACTATGGGCAATCACACAAAGATGAAACAAAGAATAAAATTTCTGCATCCTTAAAAGGTAGAAAAGATTCTCCGGAAGTCTGCCTGAAAAAGAAACTTAGTAATGCACTTAGGCCAAAAATGATTTGTTTGGGTTGCGGAAAGTCTTATCTATCTTGTCACAAACGGTATCATTTATCGTGTAACGCCCCTCTATAAAAATGAAGTATTTACAGGCGGGACAATTTGTCCCGCTTTCATTGTTTTGACATAAATCACCTATATAATCACGCATAATAGGAGATCAAAAAATGGCAAAAGCAGCTACAGTTATTGTAATGCTAGTGAATCAAGAACATGATACCCCCACCAAATACATGACTCATGTAACCACAAAGGGCACAAAAGCGGGAGAAAAACTCCGTTTGAGAAAGTATGACCCTGTGGTACAAAAACACTGTTGGTTTGGTCAAAAAAAGCTACCTTCGCCAAAATCCCGCTAAGGAAGCGTTGAATTATGTTACAGCAGATCAACTCGCAACTGGATGCGAGTGTAAATTTTGTTGAGCAGCAGCTCACAGGATTTATTGAGTCGCGCTATGTGAGACGACAAGAAAATTATTTCATAGCATATCTCAGTTCACAAACTGGATGTAATCGTGGATGTCAAATGTGTCATCTCACTGCCACCAAACAAACACAGTTTACAAACTTAGACCTTTTGGATTTTGTGTCGCAGTTTGAAACTGTTTTAGCTCATTATGAAAAACACACACCTGCCAAAACAGTGCATTTAAATTTCATGGCCCGGGGAGAGCCTCTTGCCAATCCCACAGTGCTTAACACTGGATCAGAACTTCTGTGGAAATTGGGAAACATTGCTTTGGAACGGGGCTTGAGGCCCAAGTTCAACATCAGCACAATCATGCCTGTAACGCTGAAAAAAAGCTTGTGCGATGTATTTCCAATAATTTGGCCCACAGTGTATTATTCCATTTATTCGGTAAATTCTTCATTTAGAAACAAATGGTTGCCAGCAGCAATGCCAGTGGAGCGTGCCCTGGATAATCTCCGGGAATATCAACAAATATCCAAAAAGATCGTTAAGTTCCACTGTGCATTTATCCAGGATGAGAACGACAGTGAACAAGATGTTGAAAGGATGCTGCGTCTCATTCAAAGCTATGGTTTTCACAGTGAGTTCAACATCGTGAGATACAATCCTTATAGTGATTTACAAGGCCAGGAAAGCAGCCGGGTGAGTGACATAGCTGATCAAATCCAGCATTATATGCCCTGCAAGATTATTCCCCGGGTGGGAGTGGATTGCAAAGCTTCATGTGGGCAATTTGTTCCCAGTAGCCTTTAAATAACCCCAGATTTTTATGGAGAAACTAGCAATGGAAATTGATGCAAAACTTATTGCAGAGCTTTGGGAAACAGTCAAGGATTTGATTCCTGCCAGCAAGCGTGATGATGTTGCCTTGGAATTCATGAGTGTTTTTGAAGACAATGATGTGGAGATACATGACATGGATGCCTTGCGCGGCGCAGATGACAGCTTGGATTCAGCTTTGGATGAACTATATGGAGACGTTGACTTAGACGAAGACTACTAGTATCAACTCCTATGTGGTTTAACAAAGTCAAAAACGACCTATCTCAAATTCCCGATATGGTTGAATATTACAATTTTGAACTAGAGGCTGCACAAAAAGAGTGCAGGGTTTTTGGCAGCCTCGAAAAAAACAGTCAAGAACTTCCGGGTAATGTCAGCTGGCGGTTTGGCCAACTGCAAGAGATTGAAGCTGTATTGAAGCACTTGAATAATCTTGTGGACAAAATGCGAAGCGATTTGTATCGTCGTTACCTGGAACGCTACAACAGAGAGCTTTCAGATCGTGCCATTGAAAAATACATTGATGGTGAATCTGATATTCAAAACATGCTGAGTCTTGTAAACGAAGTGGCTTTGTTACGAAACAAATACCTAGGCATTATCAAAGCCCTTGAAATCAAGGGCTTTCAACTCAATAATATTATCCGACTTCGTGCGGTGGGAATGAATGATTCTGAGCTCTAGCTCTTGCAAACTTCTTCCTTGAGTATTTGTTCCATCTCTTGGGGCGTAACTTGTCCACACTCAAGTACAGTATAGAGTTGGGCAAGTTTGTGGCCCCAGCTATCGTCATGGCGATTCAAACAGTCAACAGTTTCAGCCATTTTGTTCACCAAAACATTCTGACTGGCCCAAAGCTGTTCTAGAGCTGATATGCTGCCCTTCAATAAAACTATTAAATCAGCATGGGACAAGGCCTTTTCTTTTTCCAGAGCTGATTTCAAATGATTTAAAAAATCTCTGGGATTGTCAAACATCAAAACTTTGTTCATAAAAAGATTATGAAGAATCTATTTTGGGTTTGTCTATTGAAACCATTACAATCCCATCATGATCAAACTGTTTTTTGCCATCTCAGCTGTTTTGCTGGTATTCAATAATGCATATGCACAACAAATTCCTCCTAGGCCATTGGAAGCGTGCTTAACAGAAGCACCTTGGGGCTTTCCCAATGCAGCCTTGCCCACAGGACAGCCTATTTGTAGGATGGCATATGCCTTGCTACATGACAATAGAGCCAAAATACCTTTGTGGACTGTCTATACCTTAACTCCAGAAAAGGCTATGGGTTGTGGTAAGCGCAGCGATGCTTTCTCTCCAGATCAAAGCTTGCCTCGCGGAGAAAGAGCTGAACTAGGCGATTATCGTGCAAGCGGTTACGATACAGGGCATATGGTGAATTCTGCAGACATGCTGTGGAGCATAACTGCTGAGCGGGAAAGCTTCATTCTCAGCAACATGAGTCCGCAATTGCCCAATGTCAACAGAGGTCCATGGAAAACTCTTGAAACAGGTATAAGAGGCTGGACACAGCAAACTGGCGATACATACACAATTTACAGTGGCAACATTTATGACGCCAGCACTGCCAAAACCATTGGCCGCAGTGCTGTGGTTGTGCCCACTGGCCTTTGGAAAGTTGTGGTGAGTCATCGTTCTGGAGAGGCGTGGGCCTTTTTGTTTCCCAACCAGCCCAACATCTCTACAGACTTAAAGAGCTTTCAAGTAACTGTGGCTGAACTGGAAGCGGCTATAGGTTATGAAATTCCCATGCCAGGCAACAAAAACACTAAACCCCTGTTGCTTCCAGTCCGTAGTGTAAGTGAGGCGAGGCAAGCAGTTTGCACCTTGCCTCAGCGATAATTAGACTCGGTCCCAGAAAGTCAAAACTGCTGACCTTGCTGAGCTGGGACGCATTCCTGCATCTACTGCCTTTTGAATGATATCAGCTTGTGTTGCTCCCGAATGCTTATACATCCGGATCCAGCCACGGATCATTGCAGCATAGGAACCAGCTTTTTCATTTTTGTTGGTCACAGTAGACGTTGAGGGTTGTGGGCCACTATCCCGGCGCCACCTGCAACTCCGGTCAATCCACCCTTTGTTCCGGCAACGATAACGAACCCCTTTCTGCACCCTAGCATGTCTATGGGCTGAAATCACCACCTCGTGCCCGGTGGTGGTAGTGTAGTGGTAGTTTCCACCAGCGTATGTGGTCTTGTAGCTGTGGTAGATGCTGCCATTGCCACCCAGTGCCACACAAACCCTCTTCCACCCTTCGTCGTGATCCCGACCCAAACTGGGGTTCATGAAACACACGATGTGTGCCACCTCATGAGCTGTGACATTTTGAAGCACGTCATCAAAATGCTCACCGTGGATAACCTGGGGGTTGAAGTGCACAGAGTATTTCTTGAGCAGCCCATTTGTGCAGAACCGGCAGCGTGCCTTGCCTGCCTTCATCCCACGCAGGTCAAAGCGTATCTCAGTTTGCCGCAAATTCAAGCCATACAGCTGACTCGCTTGCTCAAAAAGGCTGTAAACCTTTTGTGTCATCAGTGCCAAACGATCCATGTTCACATTCCGTTGCGTGCCCAGGCAGTATAGCTGAATTTGCGACCCTGTCAATCCAGTTTAGGCACGTGCCATCAGAGCTTCCTGGGCAGCCTCTCGTTCAACCTGGCGAAGCAGTGAGTCGGAAACCCGCCCTCCGCTGGAGAGGATCACCAGGAGACGGTGCAGACGCTGAGCAGCAGATTCGTTGACCATGACGTGTGTCCTTTCAGTTGGTTGTGTCAAGTGTTGAGCACGTGAACATAAAATCTCCACCATTGTACCCTCTATCACTGCACACTTTCACGCTAGTGTTTTGAAATCCTTGGGGCGATCTCGGATTGACGATAGTGAATGTTTTGCCCATAATGTTTGGGTTCATCAGATCCGCATATGGTTCTGATAGTTGATATCGACCACTACTCACCACATTGCGGAAATGGGTGATGCTAATCCGATGCAGACGCTGAGCAGCAGATTCGTTTACCATGACGTGGTTCCTTTCAGTTGATTGTGTCAGGTGTTGAGCACGTGAACAGTGATGCCATCTAGCCAGGGCATGCGCAGGAGGGTTTCTTCAGACGGGGCTAGCACCCACGCTGCCACATCTCCCTCACACATCACTCGGCTCTGGATCTTGAACTCTGCCTCACTACCGGTGCGATGGCTCACCAAACGCAAACCCTCATACCAAAAACTGTGAGCCCCACGATCCACCTGACTGGCCTCTACCACAAACCTGCGCAGTTGGCGGCAGTAGGTCATGTCCTTGGTGCTAACCAGCATCACTGTTCTCCGTTCAACATCTGCAATATAGCAGGTTTTTTGACAAGGTCAAGCCTTTGGTGGAAAAACCCTATCAAAAATCAAACCAGCAACCATACCACAAGATGCTCCCACCATAAAGCTCCAGAAAAAATTCAACTCAAACATTACCGAGACAGCTACGGCTCCAATTGAGGCAATAACTGCTGCCACTATGTATGCAACTGCGTAACACATCTGCTACTCTCACTCTTTCACATTCCTCCCCAGCATATGACTCTTACCATATCTGTCAAGCCCAAAAATTTTCCAAATAAGGCAGTTTTTCCATAGACACGCCAACATCACACATGTATATTGCAGGGGCAAACAAGGAGCATACGCAAATGGACAAGCTTACTACAGCACTGCGGAACAATGTGGTTGTTGTGACCTTCAAGAAGGTTGATGGAACGGTGCGTAAGATGCGCGCCACAACGGATACGAGCCGCTTCATCTACGAAAGCAAGACTACTGGGGAGCGCAAGCGCAATGACGGTGTTACTGTGCTGTGGGATATGGACAAGGGCCAGTGGCGCAGCATGCGGAACGACAGCTTGATTGAGTGGCAAGTGGAAGGTTAACTTTTAAGGCAATGCAAGAAAACAGCTTGCATTGCCTTTTCTCCCTGCTATATTGCTGAGGCAAACAAGGAGCACTACCAAATGGAACTGGAAAACGCTTTTGTGCGTGTGATCAAGGGAAACACACGGCAGGGAGTGAGCGTTGATGGAACTGTGTTCCGTCTGCTGGGCCATCTCAATACCGATCAGTGGGGCACCTACATCACTGTAGATGGTCGTGGGCATGAAGGTACCCGCAACGGCAAGGCCCGCATTTATGTGAGTGCCACAGGTTATCAGATGATTGATGCTCAAGGGGCTGTCCAAGCTGATCCCGCCGGTGTGAGCGTTGAAGAGCAGGACACTCGCACTGACGAAGAGATTAGGGTAGATCTTAAGGAAACTTTTGAGATTGTGGCCGAGATGACTGAGGCCACCACAACGGGTGTGATCAAGGGCTTGATCATCTCTGGGCCAGCTGGCATCGGCAAAAGCCACACGGTGGAGACCGTGCTGGACGAGACCATTGGGATGCAATGCAAGCTTCAGGGTCTTGAGCCCAAGTATGACATCATTAAGGGAAATTTGTCAGCTATCATGCTTTTTTGTAAGCTGTATCGATACAGCAGCAAGGGATCTGTGCTCGTGCTTGATGATTGCGACGGGCTCCTGTATGACGAAGATGGCTTGAATGTGCTTAAGGCAGTGCTGGATACCAAGAAGGTGCGTCGGGTGCATTGGGGCACTAGCAGTGCTGTCTTGGAAAAGGAAGGTGTTCCCAGCAGCTTTGAGTTTGAAGGGTCATTGATCTTCCTCAGCAACATCAAATGGGACAATCCCAAGAGCCCACGCATTGCCAACCACCTTGCGGCCATCATGAGTCGAGTTCACTATTTGGACCTCAAGGTGGACACACTGCGTGAGCGTGTTATCCACATGCGCAATGTGGTTGAGACAACAGACATGCTGTGGGAATACGACTTCAACAAGCGTGATATGGATGATCTCATGGGCTGGATTATGGAAAACATCAACAAGATTCAGTTCGTGGACTTGCGCACGGTGCTCAAGGCTGCGGACCTGAAGCGTGCAATGCCCACCACGTGGCGCAAGCGTGCTGACCGAACCCTGTGCAAGCGTGGTAGCTGAAGGAGTAGATGAAATGAAGCGAGTGGTGGTGACTGTTGAGTTCATGCTCCGTGCCGAGAACGATCTCCATGAGATGACTGAGGAGGAGCTGGCCACTGAAATCAGAGACCTCTTTGAAGACGAGCATCGCGGACTGGCTGAGTATGGCAGTGCGGGCGTGATGGCTTTGATGGCCCGGGAGGAATAGGATGACACTGGAACAGGTGATCGCAAATCTTGAACACACCATCCAAGGCAAGCGCGAGCTGTTGAGCCACATTGCCTGTTACAGGGGCGACTCCCTTGTGGTTCAAGCCACCCAGGGATTTGTGGAAGTGAACGTGGCTGAGCTGGAAGGCGTTCTGCAGGATCTCCGGAAGGTACAGACGGCCCAGAGGGCAGAACAGGCAGCAGGCTCTTGGGAAAAGAATCCCGACAGGATGGGCGGCTGCTACACCTCGGAAGAGATTGCAGCAAGCCAGGGTTGGAGATAACACATGAGCAAGCGTGGGAATCGTCTTAAGGTACATGAGCCCACAACGGAACAGCGAGTGACCCAAAAGGTCAGCCAACTGCTGAGTGGAGAAACTGTCACACCACAGCTTGTGTATGATCTATTGCTGCTTGGTTCTCGGTGCTATCGAGGAGGAGTGGGTCTACCACACAATGCAGTGTGGCAGGCGCTGTTGGATGGCTTTGCTGCACATGATAGGCACTATCTCAATCCCTACCAGATGGCAGCCCTACGTGGCAGGTCTGAGGTTGATGACTGTGACTTTGAGCATCTAGCTCAGTAGGTTGACACCAAAAATAGGTTGCGAACAGCACCACCCAGTGCTAAGTTGCCACAAATAGAAAGGAACCTTAGATGACACTCCGAGATCAAGCTGCGCTGGAATATCTCACCGAGTTTCTCAAGCGCAACCCCCAGATCCTAGAGATGGCTTATGGTGAGTATGGCTCCGATGAGGAACTGGCTGAGCTGCAACGCGCGGCCGAACAGCCCGCCAGTTGGGAAATGTGGGGCCCAAGGAAGCCCATGAGCGACGATGAGTTTCGGCGAGGCCAGATTGGAGTGTATGACGAGGGCGTAACTCCCAACCAGTATGCGGAGCCCACCAACACTGTGCCCAGGAAAACAGTGGCATTGATGCGCTATTTCAAGCACACTGATCCTGAGAGCGACATGGGCTTCAACCTGCTGGAACTCAAGACTGGCGAGTTTCGAGTAGGCATGCTGGCTGACAACTGGCCAGAAGATTAGGAGAGGTTACCTACTCCATGGTCAGCTACAAAAATCCAGAAGCCCGCTGGCTCAAGATGCAAACACCTGCCTATAGGCTGGCACTGGCCCGGCTGACCAAGAGCCCGCCAGGTGCATATGATCCCAGCAGATGGAGCCTGCCCAACAGAGGTTACGCATCCCGGAGGTTTAACCAACTGCTTCGAGATCTTGAGGTGTTTGCACCAATGCCCTTTGCGCCAGGCAAACATCACAGTTGAAAACTTGTTGACGCACAAGCAATATCTGCTACAATCTTCAAAGTGAAAAGAGGAACCAATATGGGAAGCATTCTCATCGTAACGCTGATGCTTACTGGAGAGCCCAGCACCACCCCTCAGAGGCTTGAGGCGACCAACCCCAACTGCGCTTGGGAAAAGCGTGCGGTCATGGGCATGAATCAGGCCGAGTCTGAGGCTGGCACCAATGTACGCTATATGCCCTATTGCGTGGGAAAGATGTAAGATGCCTACTCTTTGGATGTTGGTGGGCGTACCCGGTGCAGGCAAGAGCACATGGATTGCCCAGCAGGGATTTGATCGAGACACTGTGATCATCAGCACTGATCGGCACATTGATGCAGAAGCGGCTCGTCAGGGTCTCACCTACAGCGAGGTGTTCAAGGGCCACATCAAGCGTGCCACCGCCATCATGAACGCTGATCTGGCCATGGCCATCAAGGATGGCGACGACATCGTGTGGGATCAGACCAATACCACAGCCAAAATCCGAGCTGCTAAGCTGGCCTCTGTGCCCAACACCTACCGGAAGGTGGCAGTGTTCTTTCCCACCCCCGAGGCCAAGGAGCTGGAGCGCAGGCTCGCATGCCGGCCGGGCAAGCACATTCCCTGGAACATACTGCAGGGCATGATTTCTCAGCTTGAGGCGCCCACCAAGGACGAGGGGTTTGACGAGGTTGTGGTTGTGTCATAGCCAACTGAGCCGGTGAAAATTGCCCTGATAACTCCCAGGGCGGGCTCCATATTTGGGACCTTGGAAACAGGGTTAGGGAGGGGTTTAACTTGCCCGTTTAGCAGGACCCCCGGCCACGAGGCACTTGACACAACCACACACTGCCAATAGACTACTGATGCTATCAACACACCGAAAGGACCTACACATGGCTTTCTTCACCAGCTTCTTCAAATCCAAGATGGAGTCACTACACGACGGAGCTATCAGGCTAATGGCCTCCTGGGATCCGGCCGCAGTATCTGCCGCTCAACTCAAGGAATGGGATACCCAAGCCCAAGAGATGGCTGAGGCTGCTGCTCGAGCCGAAACCGACAGCCGAGCTGCCTCAGAGCGACTCGCAAATATCAAAAGCAACCTAGCTCGCTACACCGCTGCTGCTGAGAAGCTGATGGCTGCTGGCAACGAAACTGCTGCAAACAAGGCTGCTGATGAGGCACTGAAGTTCCAGGATCAGCTGAAGGATGCTGAGGAAGAGGCCTCAGATGCCGCTGAGTGGGCTGCAGAAACTCGACAGGCTGCTGAAAACGCCCAGCGACTGGTTGTGGAAGGCCGGCAGAAGCTGGAACGTGCTCGCCGAGACCAAGAGCGTGCTGAGCAGGAGGCCCAGGTGGCAGAAGCACGTCGTGCCGAGCGTGAGCGTATGGCTGGCATCACCAAGGGGCTGAGTGGCACAGATGCTGCACTTGATGCTATGGCTGCCAATGCTCGAGAGGCTCGCGAACGTGCCGCTGCAAACCGAATTCGTAGCGATGCTCTGGGTAAGGCATCAGACAGTGACTCGGCAGTGGCCGCAGCTCTAGCAGAGGTTGATGGCAAGGGAAAGGCCAGTAGCCTGCAGGAAAAGCTGGCTGCACTTCGCGCTCGGGGCTAAAACCAAGGATCGGTAATCACAAGGGTTTGGCCTCGTAGCATGAAGTTTTCATGGTGCAAGTCAAACCTTTTGATTCCGTGCTTTTTTGCTGCAAGAACGATCTTATCAGAGATGTCTAGCCAACTGGCATCTGGATAGCCAAATTTCTTCCACAAGTCTTGTAGATCATCTCTCACGTTAGTATCTGGCTCAATCCGTATGCCATATTGGTAGATCCAATCCTTTACCATATATTCATTACTATCAGTAATTGTGTCAATGCCATGTGTTTGGCCAACTGCCCACAGCCAGATCAATTCTGGTTTGTATAGCTTGGCCAAAGGCTCTTTGAGAATTGGCTTCAGCTTTTCCATTCTTGTATAGAGATAATCAGTGCCGGGTATTGGTGCTGTGTAACGGCTGAACACAGGAACATGTGGATTACTTTGGTTCTGTCTCACAAATTCCACAAACCATTCATAGCGACTGGGCTTGCGCCATATTTTCAATACGTATTCACGTTTTGGATGTTCTGCTACAATACCCTCTTTGCCCTCGCCCAAAAGATACCAGCCATTTTTCTTGATTATTTGCAAGAGTGTTTGCGTTTTGATGTCTTTGGTTATTTGGATTTCATGTAGGTGCATAACTTAGTTTTCCAACAAATGGGTCAGTTAATACCAGGGTATTTTGCCTAAGCATGAAATTGTCAGCATGCAGGTCAAATCGTGTTTTTTGTCCCAGCGTGGGCAAGAATCGCACTAACAAATTTACAGTTGCCATCCAATCTTGCGGTGGCTGACCAATAGTTTTCCACATCTCACGTCTTGCAAAGAAGCCAGTAAGAAGCTTAGCTGCTTTGTTGGGATGAACCTTGTAGGCTCGTTCCAAACGTTGTCTCACACTGGAGTGGAAATTCCAATGCATCTCCAACCCGCGTTTTTGAAGCTCCAAATACAGGTATGTTATTTCTGGCATGAATGCAAAAAAGAGTTCATTCTCGCTTATGGCTTGGAGTGGTTCCATCCGCACGTAGTTCATTGGGGGTTGGCTACCTTGTAATTTCTGCGTTTTACGGCTAAATTTTGGGAGGTGAGGATCATTTAAATGATCCCTACAAAGCTTTACAAATGCATTATATGAGGAACCTGATGGGAATATCTTCAACACATAAGGAACATCAGGCTTTGATACTACTGTTGCCTCTGCACCTACACCTAAAACTTTCCAACCATATTTGGCAGCAATTTCCTGCCAATTGGCATTGCTTTGTTTGACATCTTGTGAGATGGAGATTTCATGTAATTTCATTGGTTATCTTGACACTAGTGGGTCTGCAATTACTAGAGTTTGCGCCCTTTGCATAAAGTTGTCAGAATGTAAATCCAACTTGCTGGGCCAATGTGTGCCTTGGTTGTACAACTCCAGCAATAGGTCAACCGCCTGTTTCCAGGTGGTGCTGGGTTGACCAATTTTGTCCCATAATTCATTTTGAATTGTGTGGTCAAATATGCTGCCCCTAGACAACTGCCGCAAATACACCCCTACGGTGGGCGCAAACATCTCATGAAATTCCAAACCCAGTTTAGTGCTTTCAATATACAAGTAGGCCAACTCTGGAAGATGGTGTTGCATTAACTGAATTTGAGTCACTGGAGCCAATATTTCCATTCGCACATAACTCATTTCAGTGCCCGGAATAGGCCTTACATAACGGCTGAATTTGGGAAAATGTGGGTTTTGTTGATTTTGTTGCACAAGTTTTACAAAATCCACATACGATGTATCAGTGCTGAATATTCTTAGCACATACGGCTTTTGTGGATGTTTCACAACCACAGCCTCTGTTCCTCTGCCCACCAAAGTCCAACCGTGCGATTTTACAACTTGTTGCCAATACACCGGCCCACGTTTTTTCAATTGTTTGGTGATTTCTAATTCAGCTAAATTCATAGGAGTATTTATCTAAGGGGCCTTGGCTAAATGAGATCCTCCTCCTACAATCAGAAATTGAAGCTGAGATGGAAACATGAACAAGACTGCAACAATAACTATTCAAGACGAGGTCAACATTCAAATCACAGGTATTGATTTACCTGTTAAAAGAGCATTGGTAAATTGTGTCAAATATTTCTTGCCGTCAGCTCGGTATAGCCCTGCCTTCAAAATGGGAAGATGGGACGGTACCACGAGCTTTTGTACTCTTGGAGGCAAAACCTATCTTAATATTTTGGACAGGCTGCTGCCTGTGCTGCAAGATCATGGATATGAATTTGAAATTGATGACCAGCGAGCAGCCCATAACACAGAATTTTCTCCTATTGATGAAAATTTTCTCAGCGAGTTACACTGGCCTGTAGGGCATAGATTTGCAGGGCATCGCATACAACTACGGGACTATCAGGTAGAGGCTATCAATAACTGCCTACAAAACCCACAGGGAGTAAATGTGCTTCCCACTTCAGCGGGCAAGACCATCATCACAGCCTCACTCAGTAAAATTGTGGAATCCAAAGGAAGAAGCATTGTAATTGTGCCCAACAAAAATCTTGTGCAACAAACAGAAGAAGACTATCGCAATATTGGTTTGGATGTGGGTGTGTTGTTTGGAGACAGAAAAGAATATGAGCACGCTCACACTATCTGCACATGGCAAAGCTTGAATGTCTTGGACAAAAAGAACAAAGACTGTCTCGATGGAGACCAGTTGGAAGTATTCATGAAAGATTTGGTATGTGTTATCTGTGACGAATGCCACGGTGTAAAGGATTTGAATGTGTTACATCAGCTGCTCACTAGTGTGTTCAAAAACATTCCCATTCGCTGGGGACTCACAGGCACTATTCCTGAGGAAGAATACAAACAAGTGGGGTTGTTCACAGCCATAGGACCACAAATTGGTAGCTTAACTGCCAAAGAGCTCCAAGACAAAGGTGTTCTTGCACAGTGTGATGTCACGTGTTTACAAACACAAGAAACTTTTCAGTATGGAAACTATCAGGAAGAGTTGAAGTTTTTGGTTACAAATGATGAACGGTTAGCATGGATGGCAAAAACCATTGAAACCATTGCTGAGAGTGGCAACACACTTGTACTTGTGGACCGTATTGAAACTGGACAAAAACTCTATAATCAGCTCAGTGGTGCAGTGTTCATTTCTGGAGAAATGAAAGCCAAGGATCGCAGAGAGCATTACAAAGAAATCAACTTCAGCGATAACAAAATCATGGTAGCAACCTATGGCACAACATCTACTGGCATCAGCATCAACAGGATTTTCAATCTAGTGCTTGTGGAAGCAGGCAAAAGCTTTGTGCGAACTATTCAAAGCATTGGTAGGGGCCTAAGGATGGCTGATGATAAAGATCGGGTACAAATTTATGATATCAGCAGCAAGATGAAATTCAGCAACAGCCACCTCAACAAAAGAAAACAATTTTATAAAAAAAGCGAGTATCCGTTTGAGGTGAAAAAAATACGTTACTAATGTGATTATCACTTTAAATATTTGATATCACATTAGGAACTTCCTTTGAGAATTTTGACCACAAACAATCAGGCGTACGACTTGAATCAACTTCCTGAAAAAGTTGACGATTTGAGATATTGTGTGCTGGACTACAGTGACAGCCACAATATTGACTACTATTGGTATCCATTGATATTCTTGGATATTTTTCATAGCCCTTGTGCAGATATCAAGATTGGTCCCTACAACATCCAAATGCCCTTGGATTGGAGCATTGTGGTGGGAGACAAACACGCTGGTGATCTAGAGATCATGAAGCTAGTTGACCTAAATGACAAGGATTTTGACGCATTTTGCATCAATCCTATAAAAGGTTACATGCCAGATTTCTGCAATATTGAAATCTTGAATGTTTTTAGTGATGTCAAGTGGTATTTTCCCAGATTAAAAAATGGTCACATTCTGGCATTTCCGCTCACACAAGGCAGCAACCCACCTTGTGTGTTTTTTGTCAAAGAGTTGGGCAAACTGCCAGATCAATTGGATATTCGACAACTGGTTTAGGTTGACACGCTCCTTGGGTGCTATACAATAGGCACACAAACAGAGAGGTAGTCGTGAAGGTTTTCAACGTTCGAGCTGGCTTTGCCACCAACAGCAGCAGTAGCCACAGCATTGTGATGATTCCTGCAGGGATGCGGGTTAGCACAGATGAGTATAACCGCTTTGAGTATGGCTGGGAACAGTTCACGCTTGCTGACCAAGACAGCAAATCTGCTTACTTTGCTACTCAGCTCTACCATGCCCTGGATCGAGAAGGGGTAACTGGCGATACAGCAGTTCAGCTTATGAACACTTGGCTGGGGACAAACTACAGTTCAGATAGTTTTCACAGCTATGGTGTTGACCATCAAAGCATTTGGGGAATCTTCTCTGGACCTGATCCTGTAAATGGCGAATTTGCCTGCAGCCTCTATCAGTATGTGATGCGAGACGATGTGGTGATCCTGGGCGGGAATGACAACAGCGAAGGGCAAACTCCTCCAACAGGCAGCTTCATCAACGAAGTAACTGATGCTATCCAGAACTCGGGTGAAAAACGGATTCGACAAGACGGTGTCTATTGGGCCCTGTTCAGTCCCAGCACTGGTCACAAGGTTCGGCTCAGCATGCATGATGATGCGCCAGCTTATGTGAAGAGCACTTACCCTGAGCTGGTCGACATTAAGCTGACCGACTATTGCGCCTACCGCTGTGAATGGTGTTACCAAGGCAGCACCAAACAGGGCAAGCACGGTGACATCCGGGACATCAAAAGCCTCGTGGATGTTTTCAGCAAGATGGGCGTGTTTGAGATTGCATATGGTGGTGGCGAGACCACTGAGCATCCAGATTTTGCTGAGATCCTACGCTACACTGCCAGCAAAAACATTATACCCAACTTCACCACCTTTGGTGTGAAGTGGAGTTTGGATGAAACAACAGCATTGGCGGTGGTGGAACATGCAGGTGCTATTGGCGTTTCTGTTCACCAAGCCAAAGATCTCAACAAAATCCACAAGATCAGAGAAAATCTGGACCAAGCAATGAAAAACAGCGGCGCCGAGTATTGGGGCTTGCCGAGCATCATGGCACAGCATGTAGTGGGCAGTGTGGACCTGTCTGAAACTGCTGATCTCCTGGAACGTTGCTGGGAGGAAGGGGTGAATGTGCTCTTGCTGGGCTACAAAAACGTGGGCTTTGGGGCCAATGTCACTCCACATGATCTCACAGGACTGGACGTGGTCTTGAAGCTGCGACAGCAAAAGGATCGAGCACACTACAACACTCGCTTCAGCATGCTGGGTGTTGACACAGCCTTTGTTCAGCAGTTTGATCCGATCCTTGAGGAACTGGACATTCCCCGGGTGCTGAAAACGTCCGAAGAGGGCAAGTTCAGTATGTATATCGACACAGTGCGTATGCAGCAAGGGCCCAGCAGCTATATGCCTGACCAAATGGTAGCAGTTGACAAAAGCAACCTGTTCAACAGCATCGCAGAAAATTACAAAGTTTGGTAGCCAAAAAGAAACCCTCTCAAGTTCGCTCGGGCTTGCTTGAGAGGGTTTCCAGAGTCCACTGCTTTACCAAGGCAGGGAAAATTGGTTAGGTGTTGTTGACTTGCACAATAAGGTTATCAGCAGCCTCAAGGCTCCAAGGAGCATTGTCTCCGTCTTGATATACATAACTGCCTACCATGGCTTTTTGCACCAATACAGCAAGATGTGCGGTGAGCTTGGTCACGTAATAGGTGCTCCCATTGGCATCAGTTGCCAAGAGGTATGCTCCGCCAAACACTGGTGTGTCAGTTGTTCCCAATGTGCACAGAGTTTGGCCCTCAGTGGTTTCCATGATGTAGTTGTTATCGCCAGTTTGCTTGATGATGTCGGCTGGCAAAACAGTGCCACCGTCAATGGTAACAGCATATGGGGTGATGGCTGGTTCAGTTGTGCTGGTGAGAACTGCTGCACCAGTTGCTGTGGCTGTACCAGCACTGAAGGTGGGTAGAGCGTCTGCTACACTGATGTAACCGGAACCAGCTGTTGTAACACTTACCTCAAGCACTCGCCATGTGACATCAACACGAGCGTTGTTACCAGTTCCTCCATCGAGGCTGAGGTTGGTTGTATTGCTGCCCCCTGCTACTTTAGCTGGTAGTGCTGTGTAGGCACCTCTCACGCTGAGTGCTGTGAATGTAAGAATGGCCCCAGGAGTTGGGTCTCCCGGTCCTGCAACTGAGGCAACTGCGATTTGAGCCTGCACTGTGTATGTGCCAGCTGTGGTGTCGCCCACCACACCGCCGCCACCAATCACCAGCACGTCACCTATTGCGTAGCCTCCACCAGCATTGTTGATGGTAACATCTCGCAGTTCCATAACCACACTGCCCACAGCTGAAACGCCGCCTGGTAATGCAGGAGGACTGAAGCTTACTGTTGGTAGGCTTGCATAATTTCCTTGTCCGGTGATTGTTACAGAGGCAACACTTTCGCCCCCAATGTTAGATGCAGCCAAGCTGCCAAAATATTTTTTGTTAAGTGGTCGTCCCATTGCTCTTGGTCTCCTACGTGGCGTTCTAGGCCATACGGGGCGGGGTAACCCCATAAAACTGCACCTGTTGCAGTTGCTGATATTTATATAGCTGCTTGAAACAACAGCAATTACCGCGTACAATCACACAAGATAAGGAACAGTTATGGCAAAGGCAACAACAGCAAAAAGAAGTTACAAGCTTGATCTTATGGTTCTACTGGAAGCCATTGACAAAAAAGATCGTGGATTTTATGCAAACTTAACTGAAGAAGAGCGGAAGGGATTTGTTCCCAAAGTGGTAGTGCGTTGGCTTTCAGCAGTGCCTGACTCCAATCCTCTAAAAGAATACTTTGTTTTGGCAGCTAATGATCTTGTCAACAATGGCATGTGGAACTTGGGCAAACATCCAGAGCTACAATACTTGCTCATGTGTGTTGCTGGTGTGGGGAAAAAGCAATATCATCAATGGATCAGCACCAAATCTACTGGATCTAAAACACCAAAAACAGAAGCATTGCTGACTCAATTGTATGGTGACATAAATGAAACAGAAATGCTGATTTTGAAAAACAACCACAGTGATCAAGAGTTGATGGAAATTGCCAAATACAGTGGGATGGACGACCGTGGTATCAAAGAGCTCAAAGAAGAACTCAAAAAAGCTTCCAAAGGCGATTGATTTAAATCGCCCCCATTTTTGCACTTGGTGCCAAAAACAGTTTGCCAAAGAAACCACATTGGTGTCGCACAGTTGTGAGCCACGGCGCAGAAACGACGCCCAACACAACCCGGATGTTAAGTTGGGGTATGCCTCTTATTTGTTGTTTAACGAATTCACTACTCCCAAAAACACATTACGCCAGCACAAAAGTTACCAAGAGTTTTGTGCCAGTAGGCATTATGGTGAATTTGTGAGATTTGGCAGCTGGCTAATTGAGCAACAGGTGCAAGAGATTGAAACATATGTTCGTTGGCTCTTGAAAGAAAAAGTAGACTTCAAAAAATGGAGTGATGTAAATGCATACAAAAGTTTTTTGAGCGAACTATTGCATGATGAAACTCCTGAGATAGGCTTGCAGAGAAGTTTGAAGACTGTTCAAAAATGGACTGAAGAGCAGAATCAAAGCTTACAAGATTTTTGGAAACTGGTAAGCACAAATTTAGCTACACAATGGATATCACAAGGCAAAATAAGTCCTTGGATGCTATATAATTGCAACAGCGCAGTGGAATTTTTGGAAAGGTGCAATTCTGAACAACTGGGTATTATACAAACAGTTGCGCCAGTGAAAAAATGGAAAGTAAGGCTACTGCGCCACAAACAACAAGCTGAGTTGATCAAAAGTGTATTGACAGAAGCTGGTATGTAGGAGAAATACATGAGTGAAAGAGTGAACTTGGATATGTATGGCAACGAAGAAACTGAAGCAGTTCCGCAACCTGTGTTGATCAGCAAAAACCGTGTTAGCTTAACCAGCTTTGGAAAAATGCAAAGCATGGAAGTTGATGGCAACCGAGTTTTGATTGCTGATCCACAATGGATTGAAGAGCTTGAACGAAAGGTGCAGCAAACCACACAAACTTGTGTTGATCTACACAATCGTTTGATTCGCGCAAACAGCAATTTGGCCAAGTTAACACAAAAAGTAGACATTTTGTCAAAGCAACTGGATAGGATCACAGGTGACAGCTAGCGCCATCCAATTTCTTGGTGATATTGACATTGACACCGGTGATCGCCGCAAGTTGCTCAATGCCGTACATCACATTCCTGCCAGCATTGTCAAGAACAGCAAATATTCTCCCCACAACAGTGGTGTATATTTTCATAATGTGCCTGTGCATCCATTTTTGGAATGTTGCAGCATTCCTTATGACGCGGCCGAAGAAAAAAATTGTTACAAAATTGACATACTCAACAACAGCATCTATCAAGGCGTTCAAAGTGAGGCACATTTACAAACTCTTGTCAACACCACGCCAATGTGGGAACTACTGGAACACGAAGAAGTAGTGAAGCAGTTGGCTCATATCAACAATCACTTTGATTTGGTTCGGCGTTTGAAACCACAACGCACAGTTGAATTGGCAATGATTTTGGCTTTGATTCGTCCAGGCAAGAGACATTTAGTTAACAAATGCCAAAAACAAGGATGGCATAGCCTAGAGCCAGAAATCTGGCTACCTGATCCCAATCAAAACTACAGCTTCAAAAAATCACATGCTATCAGTTTGGCTGTGGCTATTCAAGTGCAACTGAACCTTCTGGTTGAAATAATTGCAAATGGCAGTTATAGTGTGCCTGCATAAGGAGCAAAATCAATGAGCAAGTCGCTTGAGTGGCAACACTCTGAAAACATGTTTGGCCACACATATCACCTCACTATTGGTGAAAACAGTGTATTGGTGCGAGAAAATCTGGAATCCAACTGGCTTGAAAATCAAAAAAAGTCAAGGAAAAGTTTTTGGTTTAGGGCGCCATCGGTTAGCCTAAGCGAACTAGGCACTACACTGAGTTTTCTGTCTGAACTAGACAACACTTATTTCTTGGAAGTTTTTGGTGATACTTCTGACAAGCTGAATGCCAGCCTCTATCTCAGTGATGAAACTGATGCTGCTACATTGGCTTGGACACTGACAGGCACTTGGATGAAATGGAGCAAGGCTGAAGAAAAAGAGCTCAAGATCAGGAAGCCAGCCAAAGTCAAGGTTGGTAAAAATGGCAAGGTAACAGTTAAGGTTCAGGTCACCTCTCTTGGAGATTGATCTCTCTCTAGAGGAAATTCAGAACTCTTTGAACCAAATGATTGCAGGCGAGCCTTGGGATCTTGAAACGCGAAGCATGGTAAAAACTTGGTTGAAGTTGCAGGGTATTGACAATCTAGTTCCCTCAAACACACAGCCGGATGGCCAGATCAAAATAGCTATTGTGTTTGAGCGCAAGCTATATTTTTTGAACCTACAGCACAGTTCAAGTGGGTGATTTCACCAACTGAACTGTGCGTTTTTTACCGCGTTTGTTCAGCAAGGTATCGAGGCTGGGCATAGGGCCACTCAATACAGTGACCTCTTTCCGTATAAATGTTTTCAAACAGCTTTTGAACGGTTTGAATCGGTCGCGCAAGAAAACATTGATGGGAATCAGCCTATTGCTGCCCCACCAGTATAGCTCTCCGCATTGAATGATTTCTTTCTTCTGCTGAATGCTCATGGTTTGATCAATAACATACATGTGTATCATTGCATTGTCAGCATTTTGAACGATGCCAGTATAATCTTTGTTGAGATAGCGGATTTCAGTTAAAAATGGCCATCTTTGTTGGGGCGTGTTTTCCATCAGGAACTATTTAAGAACTCTCTAAATACATGCAAATCTTTTGTTGATGATGTTGGCCAAATGAGCTTGATATATCTCTACAGTTACCGACTACCAGTTCAATTGAGCATGACTGATCATCGCGCCCCAAATTACAATAGGCCCATGATAAATTACAACACAAAAATATACAAAAACAACTACAACATTATTGATTTTGTAGTGCGCAACAATGACCGTAGACCTGTGAAATTGGTGGACTGCCAACTCAGCATTGTTATTGAACATGCAGCCACACAAACCATCGTTTTGGAAAAAGCTTGCATCATAACCGATGAGATAAAAGGCCGAGCACAAGTAGCTTTAACCAGTAGCGATACTGCCAATTGGAGTTTGGGAGGATATCGTTATCAAGTGAAGATCACCCGCCCGTATCAGAATCAAGAAATGCTCTACACTGACATCAATAATTCCACAATAGGAGATTTTGACTTATTTGACAGCGTTGGTGGCACATTTATACCCAGCGTTGTGCTCAAAGGGTCTGAACTCACCCCTATTACAGTGGACTGGGATGAAATGAAAGAATGGCTCCTTAGTGGAGCTATAAGAGCAGAAAACAGTGTGGGCAACAATACAGGGTTGTTTTCTGTGGCACTGTATCAAACACAATGGATGGGTACGTTCAAGATACAAGCTAGTTTGGAAAACCTAGCACCAACTGAACGCAGTTGGTTTTATGTGGATCTCAAACCTGGTTTTGACCAAGACTATTTTGATGGCCTCAACAACAGTCTACGAAGTTACACATTTAGTGTAAATTGTCGATGGATACGATTTATTTGTATTCCTGATCCAGTAAATCAAGGAACAATAGATAAAATACTCTACAAAATAAGCTGAAAGCCAGCTATACTATTGCATGAGTTTGATACACAGCTTGATCATGCAACATCTGCCTATTCAGCGCAGAGTTACTCCCAAAGGCTGGATACTGCACAACGCTGTGTGTTGCAGTCACAGAGGACACAAACCTGACACTCGAATGCGTGGCAATCTCAGGATTTCTGAAGATGGTCAACTGGGTGTGCATTGTTTCAACTGCGGGTTTAAAACGAGATTCAATGGCTCACGACTAAGCAGCAGTTTTGAACAATACTTGGACTGGTTGGGCGTTCCCCGATCCAGTGTTCAAAGTTTGAAAATGGAAATCTTACAAAAGCAACTGGATGGCGGCTTTGAGAATACAGAAGCAGCCAAAGCCAGTTTCCAAAAATTTCCCACAGTGGAATTGCCTGAGGATGCTCAGCCCATTCTCAGTTACCTAAATGATGACACAGTTGATCCAAGCTTGCTCAAAGTTGTTGAGTATATTGAGTCTCGGGGGGAAGACATAGCGTCTGGTTATGATTATTATTGGAGTCCCAGTAAAAAACATCAGTTAAGCAATAGGGTTTTGATACCATTTTATTCACACAACCAAATTGTGGGATGGACTGCTAGATATGCAGGCACAGCACCGCCAGGTGTGCCAAGATACTTCAACAGCACTATTCCAGATGGATATTTGTTCAACAATGATGTTTTGGACATTCCAGGTCGTAAGTTTGCCATTTTGGTTGAAGGATCATTTGATGCCATTGCTGTGCAGGGTGTGGCTGCGCTGGGTAGTACTCTAAGTGAACAACAGATTTGGCAACTGGTGGGGCGAGAGAAGGAAACCATAGTGTTGCCAGATAGACAACGAAAAAATCAGGATTTGATTGACACTGCATTGACTTTTGGCTGGTATGTGAGCTTCCCAGAATGGGATGACGATGTAAAAGATGCTGCTGAGGCTTGCAAACGTTACGGGCAGCTCTACACCATTGCAAGTGTGATACAAAGCCGCACAAAAAACGATGTTGAGATTGGCATCAAAAGACAATTGTTTAGGGGATAGCCTTGGCTGACGTGAAAGATTACAACGAAGACGTGCAAAAAATGCTTGTAAGCGTGCTCTTGAGTGACGAAGAGATTTACGCACGTTGCCAAAACATATTGCAGCCCAAATATTTTGTGAACAAGCTGAGGCCTGTAATGCGTTTTGTGATTGATTTTGCAAACCAATATCGAGCATTGCCTAAGCCAGCACAATTGAGTGC